ATGAAAAAATCATTGTACAAAAAGTTGTTCTTATGTTCTTTGATCATTTGTTCTGGATGCGCTTCTGCTAATGTAACGGAGCAAACGGCAGCAACACCACAGCAAACCGAGAAAACAAATAAGCAAAAAAACAGAGAAAAACTAGAAGGTATAATGAAAGATAAAAATGTTGTATTAACAGCAAAAGATGTTCAGTATAACATGCCTAATAGCTTAGATCAGAAATTTGCGATGTCAGGAAAAATTGAATTGGATGATTACTATAATTATGGCTTTACAGATCTAGAAAGGAAATATTTTGTGGTAAGACTAACACCTGACTTTCCTGAAGGTTACTCAGAGAGTTGGTACATATACTTACATCGAGAAAGTTTCGGTAAATTATACGACACCTTACAAAAAAACCCATATGAATACATGCTTGGTTTATTTGAAATCCCACGTCAATATTACGAAAAAGGACAAGGAAACATGGCAATAGCTCAGTTGATAAGTTGGTGATAGGTTGTAGAGCGGGGAGGGATATCCTCCCCTATTTGATGTTTACAAATGCTTGCTTAAGCCGTTTCACAAATGATCCCATATCGCTTGTAAAGCTCTTTCTTTGCTTTATCGTGAATTTCATCTGCTATTAGCGCTTCTTCCTCGGATGGGTACTCACGATTATCTGAAGCAAATGCCTTCCAAATTAGAATCAATTGTTCCTTGTTAAAGTACATATAAACCCTCCCCTATTTGATGTTTAGCCATGCTTCTCTAAAATTTTCAGATATTGATCGAAATTTTCTTCGATTCGCTTTTTTGCCTCGGCCACTGCATCCTTATAGCTCCATGACTTAGAGACTGCACCGCCTGTCTTAACATCTGACACCACCCAAAACGTGCCGTCATGACGGATGAAAAAATCATAGTCTCGAATAACGAAGACCTTTTCCCCGATTACCGAAAGAAACTTTTTAACGCCATTTTCATGTACTCTTATTTTGAACTCTTCTGGGTTCTTCAGCTTGCGGATCGGCTGGGGCTTCGGCTCCCGGTACTTACGTACGCGTTCCGGCCGTTTTGGCAGCCGATTATAAGCCTCTTGTAGACTTTCGAGACTGATTCTCGTTTCTTTCTCGATTTCAACAGCAGCATTTTCAAAAAACTTCTCGTGTTCCTCCCTAAAGTTCAATTCGCTCCACCGGTCGAACTGGTCATACCACCACGGCCGGAAGATATTCAGATAACTTCGATCAAACATCAGGCCTATTTCATTCTTTGCCCGGAGAATGTAGAACCTGCTTATTTTGCCTTTTGCAAGTAATTTGGCAGCACGAGCAAGGAATTTTTTCCGAACGCGTTTAGTGGCTGTCTTCATAGCGGTAAACCCTCCCATGTATTTCCGTATTCAGTCGGTGTTCATGATCTTACGAAGATTTTTGGTTTTGAAACGTTCTCGAAAAGTACGATGCGGGTATGCGAAAATCACATAAGCAAACTGGTTAACAATTTTATCTACTTTTCCGTAAACATATGGATAATTAGGGTGAGTAACGGTATCTCCGATCTGCAATTCCACTTTCTTCACCTCATGTTCCTCGATATTCAGCCCCGTAACTTTACCACTTGCTCCTTGAACTCACGTTTTACAAACGCTTGATGCCTGGCGTTTCTCACGTTCGGATGCCGATAGTTGTACCGCAGGTATTCCGGCCCAACATGGTCGATTGACTCCGGCGGGCTGCTCCAATAAGAATCTGTGCTATGGCCCTTTTCGTCTGTAAAGCGTGACATGATGTTTCCATCCCGATCTTTCCACATTTCAAACTTCAACCGCGCCATTCCGCACCTCCAAGTTCTTCAATATTCAACCGGGATTCATACTTACATCAATTTCCTTTATCGCCTTAATCGCCATTTCAAAAGCAGCTACTTCGTCTGCGGCCTCCTGCAATTTTGTTCGACTCGAATCATCAGGAAGGAAACACCATTTACCTTCGACTTTCACTTGTGGATGCCATACCTTAAAAGTCTTTTTCGCATCTCGATCCAGATATGCTTTTTCTATTGCTCGAATCCTCGCTGGCACTCTAAGCCCTCCTATTTCCTTCCGTATTCAGGGTCAATCGTCTGCCTAGCATAAGCTACCCTGCCCACGATCTCCGTCACCTTGTACCACTTCCATGTTTCGTCAATTAGGATGATGTCATTAAGTGCCGGCTTGTAATGTAACCCAGCTACCTTTGTTCCATCTTTTAGCCGCAGTCCATACATGTCATGTTCCTCCGTATTCAGTCCTGTCCGTCAGCTTTCATAAACACGACCCAGTGCGTTTTACTCCTACGGTTCCCAAATAGTGGCTTGTGGTCAATTGACTTGAGAATTTCCGTAATTGAGATTTGATCTTCGTTCCACTTGAATATAAGCGTCCCGTTTGGTTTAAGGACACGCATGCACTCATTAAATCCTTGCTTTATGTCGTCTTTCCAACCAGGACCCAACCGTCCGTATTTCTTGGCCAACCACGAATCGGTACCCGCCTTAAGCAGATGCGGCGGATCAAATACTACCATGTAAAACGAGTTATCTTCGAAAGGCATATCTCTGAAATCGGCAATCACGTCCGGGTTAACGGTTAACGTGCGCCCATCGCATAATTGATCTTGTAACTGACGATTGTCCATGTAGACGACATCGTTATTTTGCTTGTCGAACCAAAACATTCGGCTGCCACAGCATGCGTCTAAAATACGTGCTTCTTGCATCTATAAACCTCCCTCCCTCATATATTTCCGTATTCACGAATGTTCGTTCATTTTTGAGTTTCTTTTACATGCCACTGACTGATATGCTCACATCTGTCAAACAACTTGCGCGCCATGCTTTCAGCACGTCTTTTACTCGAATATCTCTTAGTAGAGTCGGTTATTTGCAGGTCAGTGATCGGAAATGTTTCCCCGCCATGATTGTATGTCTTACCTCTCCTATATCCATAATCATTACACGGATAAGAGATAGATTCTGTCGATAGATATATCACAAATTCAGGCATGCTTTCCCCTCCATGTCCTTCCGTATTCAAACGGTTTTTACACACGCTGGATACTGCAATCATCCCTGAGAACCCATACCTCGTGCTTGTTCAGAGCTTTCAAGTTAACTCGCAAATCATGTGAGTCAACTTCAAAACATGTATTCGTTTCTACGTGATCAATCACTTCGTCCACGTAACGGAAATACTGTTCTTCTCCTTCGATCAGTGTGCGATATTTATCGCTTCGATTTGGCTTCACTCTGATCCCTCCCATGTATTTCGATATTCAGTCCCAGTACTTCGGGTCAAATTCTGATTTATTCGGTCCGCACATTAGTTCCAATACATGCACATATGGGCTATTATCAGACTCCATGACCAGGTAACCGCATCTTGCGCAGTAAACTCGTTCCCATCTTTCAGGATAACAGGCCATGTTGCCGCTCGATCTAGTATTAGTACAACCACATTTCGGGCAAAATTCATATGGCAGGATATCGGCCTGATTGGGATACGCATTCTCTACAATTCGGACATTGCCAATGAGTTCCCTAAGCTTCTTCTTGCTTATTTTTTTCCCCAGAACAGCCTTCTTTGTCTTACGAGACACGCATCGATTTTTCAAGTACCAATACCGAAAATGCTTCCTCATGGATTTTTCGGAATAAGTGAATTTAGTGTCGTTGTTCAAGTTCAAACCTCCCATGTATTTCCGTATTCAGTCGGTGCTCATATGCTCGGCCAGCGTAGGATCGTCGATCTTATTGATAAAAACCATCGTTTCACCGCAACATGCAGGCCAACCCGAACGCATAAATCTGTTTCTTTGAGTATCACTAACCGGGGAAACATGGTGACAAGATTTGCAGAAATTAATTGCTCCCCAGCGGCGAATGTAATCCCTGGCTAATGTTCTATTTACCACTTCAAACCCTCCATGTTCTTCGTTATTCACGATCGTTCGTCATGAATTTTTCTTATAAATGCAAAGACCGGATATCCTTGCGCTGGAGATACAGCGTTCCCCAACAATTTCAACCGGCCTTGCCGATTCTTAATGCCGGATGCTACGCGTGGCGGTTCCCAGCTATACTGCGGTTGTCCCATCGCCGCCGGCCAAAGAACTTCTATTCCTCCGTTTGATCGCAATCGGATATTTCTTGGTCGATATCGGTCCATCCAATCGGAAAGCCCATCAAGCATTCCACCCATTCCGGATTGAGTTGCCCCTCGTGTCCTGCCCGGATCATCGCCCCGGGCACTGTATCTCGATTGATCTGGCTCGGTGGAAGTGTTGCATTCTTGCCGTCTTGAGCTGCTGGAGTCGGCCACATCTTGACGGCCTGCGCCAAAGTTACACTGTGCTTGCTGCCCTCTTTTTGCTGGCTGCTCTTCATTGCACCCGTGAAAACATCGGATGCTACCGGAGTCGGCCAAAGCTTGACCGCTGCCGGGAGTCCATTCCTTGGTTCCGTCGGATCGATGTTCCCTCGCTTCTCCGCATCGTTTGCCCGGGGTGTTGTCCATAACCCTGTTTGCTCTAGAACCGTGGTCTGTAGGTCCGCCCCACCATTCCCGTGATTCGCCGGACCGTTCGCGCTCTGAGCCCGAGGCGTTGGCCATAGACCCTTCTTCATGTTTGAAATGTCCGTTCGCAGACTGCGACCCTGACCGCCCCCATGACTCCCTACCGCATCCGCCGCGTTCGGTGTGGCCCACAATGAGGATTCGGTATCTCCTGTGCGGGGCGCCGACACCTGCAGCTGGAAGCACAATTGTGATGGTCTCATAGCCTTCGTTCGCAAAATCTCCCCGGATTGTTTCGAGGACCATTTCCGCCTCTTCGCATAAAGTTGTTTCGTCTTCCATGACAACTTGACTATCGGATTGCTCCATTGAGAGGAGCCCATCAACATTTTCAGCAACGACCCAAGTGGGCCGGATTTCCGATATAATTCTAAACATTTCAGGCCAGAGGTAACGGTCATCTTCCGTGCCTCCTCGCTTCCCGGCATGGCTGAATGGCTGGCATGGGAAGCCTCCGTGAATAACGTCAATTGTTCCGCTTGGGCCAATGATCCCATCCTCCTTTAATCTGGATGCCGTCAAGGAACACACATCATCGTATATTGGAACATCGGGCCAATGTTTCCGGAGCACAGCTCGTGGATAAGGTTCCCTTTCGCACATTGCAACGGTGTGGATTCCAGCCCACTCGGCGGCCAGATCAAGACCGCCACCACCGCTAAACAAACTAAGTGCTCTCATGGCCGCCTCCCTTGTTAGGTATCAAAATATTCATTGAGATGTATCGCTAACTGCTTTCGGGCGACAATAGTGTATTCCTGTATTTCCGCATTTGGGGCAACTTGGTTTAACTTCACGTTCAGGCGCTTGATCAATGCTGGTAAATTTGTCGATAATAGCATTTTCTTCAACGCTAAATTTATAGTTTGGAAGCTTCTGTATCATGTAAATCCAACCGAGAATAAGTGCTTGTTCATGCTCTGTTAACTTCACCCTACGAACACCTCGTATTCATTATGTTGTATCCAACTAGCGTTTGGTTTTCCCACAACGACGACACTTGTAACTGGTTTTCCGGGTCATGCTCCACACGTAATCATGACCGATAAGCAGACATTTCCAATTCATTAGTCGTACACCGTCCCCTCAATAACCGCTGGATTGCCGGTATATTGTTTATCCCTCCGGAATGATTTCACAGTGTTTTTCTGCATATGGACTATCGACATCACACACAGCCTTCCCGTACAACATTAGGGTCGGATGACCTTCCCACATCGCCAGATAAAGGATATCCCCTATGCCAGCTTTAGTCTCCCAGCCATCGAAACTTTTGATTACTCTGTATTTCATTGTTTATCCCTCCATGTATTGAGAATTTTTATAACTAAATAAAGGTAATTCTGTAAATATGAAGAATGATATAAGAGACTTACATTAAAAGGAGGGTTAATATGAAAAAATCACTTGTCTCATTTTTATCTGCTGCCTTGTTGCTTTCGGCATCCTCAGTTGTTCTTGCGGAACAAAATACGGTATCACCGCAAGGACTAATTACTCCTCAGGCAATCGGCGCTGATTCTGGATGGCAAACAAAAAATAACATCAGGGCAAGGGTTTATACGGATGCTACTAGCTATGGCCCTGGTACGAAGAATGTTAATGTAACAGTAGAAAAATCCACTACTGGTGCGGCTGACTACATCATTGACGTTCATAAGCAAACGAGCAGTGGTACCTGGGTGCATTCTGGGAGTGCTCAAATTCACGGAACAATAGCAAATTCAGCCAGTCACTCAATACCGATAAGTAGTCTATTATCAGTTAATACACAGGGTACATTTAGAATACAGCTCAGATTATTTCAATATGCAAATCCAAATGGTCCTTTAGGTGAATGGTTTACATCATCTTTCACTGTAGTAAGAACAAATTAATTTTTCTTGGAGCCCCTGCCTACAACTAGCAGAGGCTCCTTATTTTTAAAATGGAAGCTCCTCACTCTTGCCCGTAGCTGCTGGCTCAACCGCCTTGGCTACGGCGTTTTTGTGTGCGTTTAGCTTGCTGTGCAGCGTGATAGGTGCTATGCCAAGGCTCCCTGCGATGTCAGCCATCTTCTCGCCGCTATGTTTACGCCGAAGAACTGCATAAAAATTAATCTCATTGCTCTGCTCTATTTCAGGAGCTTCGCCCATAATAATCAATCGCTCAATCGGGTCGATATCGTCCGGCAGAATGATGTCTGCTTGCTCCTCCACCTTTGCTGCGGCTTCGTCCGGCACATCATCAATGCTCACCTGATCCGAATCCGCATCCACCGTCCCATTACCGTTTATCGTATACTCGATCCCATCATGATCTTCTTCCTCTTCCTCTACCTCGAAATCATCAATGTCGGTTTGAGCGGAAAAAAGATCCACGAAGCCAACACCCTGTTTCTTCAATTTATAAATAGTCAATATCTGCTCGTCAGACAATTCGCCACGAACCGTAAGCTTGATTACCTGTTCATTTTTATTATTGGTATTGAAGTCAGTAAAGTTAATTTTCACGGTTGTTTTCATTAGATAATCGCTCCTTCGGTTTTTAAAATGGCATTTATAACTTCGCGCCGGTATTTCTGCAATGACTCTGTTTGATGAGCTAAGTGGTAAGAAATCTTTCCCAAAACGTAACCATCTCGAACATTGTCGCTTTTATGCTGAAAGCCCCAAGATTTATAAATAGGCAGGATCAGGTGTTCCTTGCTGTCATTCCCTTTACCGCTGGCAAACTTTTTAAGTTGTCCTGGGGATACCTCAATATACTTAAGGCCCCGCCGAAATAGTGCTGCGCGTATCAACCATCCAATTCCGTATTGCTGCCCGACAAATGCCCCTTTAGAAGCGTGAGAAAATCCTTCGATGCAAATTTGGTCTTCGGGCTGGAGATGGTCCATAATTTCATCAACGAGGTAAACCATCCGTTTAGGATCTTCACTTCCAACGCCTGTTAGTTCCTTGGCGCGAAGTACCTCTACGCCATCCTTTCCTAACGCCACGAACCCCGTCTTGGTACTCGGATCAATTCCCACGTATCTCAATTTTTTGACCCCCAAACGGTTTTATCTATGATAGATTCGTAGATTGGGCGACCTACCGCGCTTGTGCATTTAAAATTAAGCCGGTAATACTTCTCTGCTTCGGCTTGAAGCTTATGCCTGCATTTTTCGCAGACCGGCGCAAGAGCGAACGCTTTAGAAGCTATCTCACCGCAAGCGGGAACCGAACAATTCATGTCCATGCACTCCTCTCTAAGCATTGTTTAAGACCAAGGCGTTCAGCCTGATAAGCTACCATCTGTGTTGAAGTCCCAAGCTTCTCAGCAATTTCTTCCGGGAACATTTTCGGATATAGCCTCACAAGATCCGTAACCATAGTCGGCGACCATCTGCGCCGCTGAAGCTCTCTGGCGGCCGCTTAACGAACTGGAAGACATTCCCTAATGTCTAGGGCTATCTGATATAACTGCGCCTTATTTGCCTGCTTCACGGTGCTCTCAATGTCCATTCGATCACATCCGTTATTCATAGTGTCGTTATGGCTAGGTGCGTGTGCGATACTTCCGGGCCTCTGCGTACCAATCGTCATACTTGGCAAGCAGCTGAGTTTTTTCAGCCTCGCTCATAAGCGGGTCCCCTGACTCAACTGCCTTGCGTATAAGCCAGTTGCACGTTTTAAAATACTGCTCATCATTTATAATTTCTTTTGCCATTCTTATCACCTGATGCTTTTTCTGGAGCTTCTACATATTTCTGTTCCCACCACTTGAAGAGATACCGGAACCGGTTTACACCTACATTTCTTCCCTTTGCAAAAATGGACTGTACTACGGTTTGGCCCTGTTCGGATTCTCCATTAGTCCAAAGGAACTCGATCACGTCCGCATCTTGTTCTATAGCCCCTGATTCCTTAAGATCGGACATTTTCGGTTCGTCTCGATCCTCGCTTTTACGGCTTAACTGCGAGAGCATAATAAAAACAAATTTATAGGTTCTTGCGAGTTGCTTCGCTGTCTTAGTGACCCGTCCTATAGCTTGATCCTGCCGTTCACCTTTGCGGGTAGGGATATTCATAATTTGAAGATAATCTACGATTACGGCAGCTATTTTGCCGTGTTTCTTTTTGAAGCGTCTTACTGTAGCCCGGATTTCATCAATCGTCACACCAGAGGAATCACAGATATAAAGCGGCAATTTTTCCACATTGCAGTAAGCTTCATCTATTCGCTTTCTCTCTCCTGGTGTAAACCCGTCCTCGAAACCCTTATTAATAAGCCTGTTGTAATTGACGCCTGTTATGTTTGAAACTATACGGTCTTTTAGCTCGTTTTCATCCATCTCTTGGGACCATATCAAGACACATCCTGCATCAGCATGTATCTTCCCATCTCGCTCTTGAGCTACCATTCCATACGCGTATTGCAAGGCTCTTGCCGTTTTACCAACCGATGGCCTCCCGGCTAAGATCCAGAGCCATCCTCGCCATGCCTGCGCCCATGAATCAACCTTTTTATCCCCTGTGAGAATCTTTTCAGCCTTGCTATTAAGATGTTTAAAATATTTGTCTCTAGTCTGAGCAAAGCTTCTCATTTCGTTGGCATCTTGTGGTCGGATACCATCGAAAAGTTCTTCTACTGCAGAGAAGTAATCTTCATCATTTTCATATTCAGCATTAGCTACTTCCTTTATATTTTCTGCTAGCTCCAAACCCCGGCGCCGATGAGCGCGGCTTCGGACAATCTCCGCGTAATGTTTAATGTTCTCGCTTGAAGGGCAAGCACTCGCTAATTCAGAAAGGTAAGATACCCCGCCAAGATCGTCTAATCTCTTCCTCATTTGAAAACGCTCAGTAATTGTTACAAAGTCCACTATCTTATCGTTTTCATCCAAATAGTGCATAACTTCGTAAATCAATCTGTGTCGCTCTTGGGAAAAATCCCTGACCTCCAAGAAACGAATGTCGTCAAGTTTAGTTTGATCTAGGAGAATAGCCCCTAAAACTGACTGTTCTGCATAAATCTCTTCAATACTCGAATACGAACTTGTCTGCGTCATTGCCAGCATTCACCCATTCTCTAAAAGCATTGTTATATTCAATTTGCTTATTCCTCGCATCAATCTCTTTATCTGATTTCCCAGCTGGTTTGCTGGAGTTCATTTTAAGAACCAACTGGGGAAACTTCTCTCGGAGCTTCTTAGCTGACATGATGTTCGTTCGCCAAAAGGAATCCTGTACAACCCAATCCATGACCTTTTGGGCGAGTCGCTTGTCAGTCTCATCAATCTCAACAAGTTTCCGAAAGTCATCTGCCCAACTCTGCAGATTGCTTCTTAATCCTGGGAGTCCAGCTTCCTTGGCAACAGCAGAAACTTTCTCATGGAAATAGACCGCCATTTTAAAATAAGTGCTGTCCTCGGAATACGTGATTTTCGTATTGCGAGAAGAAGGTTTTTTATCTTCATTCTTCACATTCTTTACATTCTTGTTTATATTGTTGGGTTCCCGTTGCTTTCGCGTTGCTTTCGCATCGCTTTCATCGTTGCTTTCGGCGTTGCTTTCGTAGCTGCTCATGTCTTGAAAAACCGCGTAGTTATCAATAGTTATGAGCATGGACTGCGTTGCTTTCGTTGTCGTGATCATCGTTGCTTTCATAGGGGCTTCGTCAGGGCTTCGTTGAGGTTTCGTTGAAGCCTTTCTCATCCAGTCAATTACCTGATAAACCTGGTCTTTTGTGGGCCTTTCTCTTCTTGCACCCACCTTCCATGACACTCCTTCTATAATGTCAGGAATGGAAGTTGAGAGTTGCCCCCGCTCTAATCCCTTGTATTTTTTATGCTGTGCTTGAACGAGTAGATAGATCCAAACCTTGATGTATAACGGGGGCTTTTCCCATATCTCACTTTCGATAATCTGCCGGGCAATGAGGATGCACCCACCTGGGATAATGGGCTCAGACATCCCACCACCTACTTTCTCTCGCTTGGACCGTCATAGGGCCATATTTCGGATCCTGCCCCATCGGTGTAATAAGCAATCAATTCAAAACGATAATCCATACACCATTCGCGTCCGGTTGCGGTATCGTCCGCAAACTGATGACATGTCCCTGTTGCCGTTCTCGGTCCGCAGAGCTTCGCTATATTCCAAGGCTCACCGCCGCTGCCGAGTTGTGAAGCGTTAATTAAATGAGCATGTTCAAACCAATGTTTAGCCCTTGTGCAGCCGCAGCGTTCGCACCGTCCCTTGCTGCGCCTCTCAACTTCTTTACGGACCTTATCCGTAATCCGTGTAAGGTCGCCACGCTTTGGCTTAATCCGTCTATGCTTTGGTTTCGGAGCCGGATTCAGCCGGAACATCGCCTTCACCATCCTCTAACACCACGGTATAATCCGTTACATCGACAACTTCGGACATGTCATCACTAACTTCTCTTTTGATAGTGCCGTCTTGAGCAATCATTTGTTGAAGTGCTGAACTCTTAGGAAGCTTCTTATCACTTAGCGCAATCAATACTGTTTTTAGTGCCATGCTATCAAAATCATCTTTCCACGGACCGTATAGTTCTCCGCTCTTTTTATCTTTAGATTTCGTGAATTTATGTGCGTGTTTTATAATTTCTTTCTTTGACATCACCGTGCAGACAAAGCCACCATCTTTGGTTACAGCATAGGCATAGTAGGCATAAGGCTCACCACGTTCGCCATCAATAAGAGGAATATGATTAAATGTCCCGTCTTTCCCTTTTTCGTAGACTATTTTGTCTCCTTCACAAATCATGTCGCAATCAATTTCAGAAACTATCCCCGATTGCCATACCAATTTCACCAATCCTCTGTAGCCGATTTGAAATTGAGCTTCATCCACCCATATTTCCTTCCCGTCAACAATTCGTTTATTTGATCTCGGGATAAGATGGGCTTCCTTTGTTGGAGTATTAGGCTCAAGCCCCAATTGAGCAGATTGCATTAAGGCAGCTATGATGCTCATAGCATCACATTTCATCAACTTAGGGTTTGTTTTTACGATTGTTAAAGCTATGCGAACAAACCTTTCATGACCGATGTGTTCAGGTAACGCGCGCTTGAATCCATCTCCCATCGACTTAATAAGATCAAAAACGGTCTTTGACTTTTCTGCAGGAGGGTTATTTACCTTAGTGGCAAGCTGCTTAGAAATGTCGCTTTGATCAACTTGTTTACTCATTTCCCCGACCTCCGATTACTTTGAATGTTCTTCCTCTCGCGGTAGTCTTCCAAGTAAAGGCGAGTTCACCTTGCCAATAAGCTTTATCTGCTTCACCCATCATTGCTTTAAGCCGGTTCTTTGCAGTCTCTTCTTGCTCTAGGACATTGGCTTTTATTTTCCTTGCTTCGTGTAGTTGCTGAATGATAGGATACGCCGACTCTTCTAAGTCGATTGATGTAGAAACTGAGGTGGGGTACATTTCGTTTAATCGTGAGGTATCTTGATGTGAGAATTCAGGTGGAGTCTGGGTTAGAATTACGTTAAACCAGAAGTCTCTTTCAATTGTGATCAGGTTTTCGATTAGGCTCTCGTCTCTCTCAACTACGCACCAGTGAAGATCCCATCCACCAATCAACACAGCTAAGAACCAACGATCTGCGCCTGTTACAGCCATATAATGGTTACATTGAAGGATGTACTCAACAGGTGCTTGTGTGCCTGACCAATCATCCCGGCTGTACTCCGAAGTGTTTTTACACTCCAAGCCAGCGTTAAGACCGGGAAGCCAGCGGTCTATATTGGCTAACATAAAATCATGATCCGGGTGCTGGAAGATACAATTTTTACGCCATACCTTATAGCCTGTTTTCTCAGCAAACCATTCGGCTATAAGCGGCTCTAGCTTGTGTCCTGCCTCCATCCTTGGGTTATCTGGTATAGGAGGTATCTCACCGATTTTGTCCAAGTACACCTCCATTGGTGACCTATAACGGCTCATGTTGCAAATAGGCGCAACGTCTGACCCACCTATCCCCCTTCTTCTCCATTGCAGCCAATCGTCATGCGTCATATTGGTCGTGCTAACCAGACGTTTAGCTAACACCACACCCACCATCCAATCAGGGCAGCCCATCCGTATATAGACAACGCCCAGAGCATTCCGACAAAGAGACCGAAGTCACCAGTTTCTTCGTTCATACGTCATGCTCCCCGACTTTAATAAGGGTTCCGACCGAACGTGCGAAGCATCTATCCGAACACCAAATCCCACCACATAGTTCCCAAGCAGCTGCCCCGATTTCCATAACTTCATCGCAATCTTGGCAGTGATAAGCCGACTCCGGGACATCTTGAGGATCACGGCGGCCTACTCCAAAACGATCAAGGTTAGGCATCCAACTCAACCTCCAATTCTGCAATTTCTCCAAGCACCCAGTCTTCGCCCGCAGGCAGGATGTTTGCGCTCAGCAGCCTGTAAAGCTTAATCAAATGCTGATGAATCTCTAAACGTTGATTTAATCTCAATAGAGTCATTTTTCTATCCCCTGTCCGTTGATATTTTAGATTCCAACCCTTTCAGCATTTGGGCGCACTCTGCTTGAAATTCCGGCTCTAGCGATTCATCAAACTGTATTTCGTGCAGCAAAGCTCGTATCAAACTCAGCGCATAAGGTTTGTTCAAAACGCTGCACCTCCGCATCTTGGAGTGTCGTTTATTGATATATCGACATTTAAAATATCATCATAGGCATAACGATATAAGCCCCTTTGAAAAAGGAAGACTTTTACAAACAAACGTTCCGTATTGCGATACTCAGAATATCGCTTTATACTGATAGTAGATTAAGAATAACGGTATTGATAATACGCATTAATTTCAGATTGTCATGAGGTCATATCCAAATGGGCTTTTGCCCTTTCTAAAATATCGGAGAACAAGTCTTCCACTTTAGTATCTAAATAAACCGAATATACAAAAGCCATAAAGATACTTGGGTCAATCCTCCCATTCTCCGTAGATCGAACAGTCGCCTCCGTGACCCCGACCTTTTCACCCAGCTCACGGTGACTCAATTTCCTTTTTGCCCTAAACTGTTGGCGCAGTACAGGCACTCTGGAGACATTTCTTTTCGTCTTACGCATCTTGTTTCACCTCCTTCCAGTTATCGGTAAAACGAATATAACACGACATTTAAAATCACGCAAGTATAAATAACGATATTTATAGTATCATATCGAGGAGGTCAATTATACTCATGAAAAAAACAACAGGCGAACGTATACAAGAATATAGACTAATCCGGGGTTACACCCAAGATGATATGGCTGATAAACTTGGCATCAAACGTGCCAGTTTTTCGAGTTACGAACACAATCGTAATATCCCTCCCAGTAATATTCTCGCCAAAATCGCTGACATATTAAAAGTATCCGCTGACTACTTGCTCGGCAGAACAGAAAATCCTTACGGTGATAACTATGATTTGGAAGGTCGCACTCAAGAGGAATTGTTATTGTACAACAAATTTATGAAATCAACAGAGGAAATGCTGCGGTCTAAGGATGGGCTAAACGAAGAGAAAATGAAGCAGGTTATGAAATTTATGGAATTTATCTTCTTACAAGATATTGAGGAAGAAAAAAAAGGAAGAAATTCTAATTAACGTGTGATATATTACCTTCACAAACTGTCATAGATGTTAACGCCTATTTTTGATCGTACATACGTGGTTGACTAATCCCTGGATTAACTCTGCTCTCTCAACAACTCAGCCCACAGGAGGTCTTGCCACTCTATCATGGAATATAAAGAAATAAAGGGAGGGACAGTGGATGTCCATTGAGAGAGTTTACCAAGAAATAGGTATACATAGTCCATTTGCTGCTGCTAGGCATTTGGGAATTAAAATAATGCACTATGAAGATTTAGGGGATTATGCTGGATTTTACAACGTTAGCGGCGAAAAAACCTATAGAATCATGCTGAACGCTAACATTGAATTAGAACTTCAAGACCTCGCCTGCGCGCAGCTCGTTAATAGACATCTTACTCATCCGGGCACACAGTATATTCTACTCACAAATGAAGTGAAACCATTGGCGAACAAGCTGCATCGCCTTGCTCTTATAAAACTTTGGAATTACAAGTCACAAATTGATTGACATTAATGACACATTTGGTATAATTTAGTCACCCGAAAGCATCGGTGCAAAAAGACCATGGGAAAGCATCCCTGGTCTTTTTTGTTTTACTCTATCATTTTCACCAAGCAGTGGCCTTTTCAAATTTCTCTTTTACATCACCTATATAATTTTGTATGTTTAAACTAACCATCGACTTGACCTCATCACGGTTCAATGTCAAATCATTTTGCTGGCTCTCAGAAGTATATTTAACGCGCATCGAACCATTTAAATTTTCATTTTCATATACTCTGATGCCCCGTTTTCCCAACTCCTTCCGTACCTCCTGTATGTCTTGGATCACCTCGTTCAAAGCGATCCTCGAAGCTCCTACGTATAACTGTCTTAGTAAAAGGTTCTCAAGTTGTATTTTCGCTAGGCTCTGCTCAACAACATCTCGCGTAATAAGTAAAATTGAATGCCTTATAACTAATTCCTTTTCCTCCACGCGCATCGCCCCTTTTCGAACATTCGTTCTCAATTATAGTTCCCTTTGCACTTCGGAGTAAACAAAAAAATCCCCGCCATTTTCAGGCAGGGACTCTAAAATCATTTTTGAAAAAGTTCTTGTGGTACATCCTCAGGGCGATGACATCCCCACCAACATGCTTTATGCGTCACTTGTCTTGCAGTCCTGGTTAGTAGTTTATCTGCTAACATAGCTACGATTCGCTTCATATCGTATCCTCCTCTCATATCATAAATTATATTTATCTAGCACCTTTTGAAAAAAAGTGATAGTCGTGCACGCTTGAATAAAAAAAAGTACAGAAAGAACTTCCCACTGCAAAAAGAAATTAATACTTACGATTAGTACCGCCAAAAGCTTGATTAAAGGATAATATTTTTTATCAAGGCGACTTTGCTTGATCCCGCTGGGAGCATAAATGAATAATATTATTGCTGCTCCTAAATTCAAAATAAACCCTGCATTCCAAAATGGGAAGGATGAATGCACTGCAATAATAACAAAAGTAGCTGTAATGATATTACAAATAGTGGATGATCGAAAGTGAAATCCGCCGCTGTTATCTCTAAGGATCGGATAAACTATGGAGCATAGAAACGCGCTCCAAAAATGACCCGTAAACAAGCAAATTAATAACACCAGGCTCATCACTATTAATTGGTTCAAAATTACGATTAAGCCCAACCTATTAACTTCAACCGAAGATCCTTCTGGATAAGCAGATTTTATCTTGTTAGCCAATGAATCTGCATACTTGTTTACGTAATTCATTTGTCACCACCATGTCTATCTATTAATGTTTTTTTGTTTTTTAGGTAGCTATATATAAGAACAACTAACGTAATGACGCCAATAAAAATAATGAGCAACCCTGGTGTCGAATTCACTCGGAGCCCTTTAGCTGTGATCTGCAAGACAACATTACCAACAACAAAAAGTATATTCCAAACGATATCCAGTGACTTGAATCTACTGACCATGAAAGAAAAGCTGATTCTGAATTTAACTACTATGTATGCAGTCAATATACAAAAAGCGGTAAGTATCAGGTTGAAACTTATAGCATGTGCAAGGTTATCTTTCATTGACTCAAGAGAACTAACTTCCAATTGGAGTGCTGTAATTGTAACGATAGCATCCATGAAGGATACAATTAACGATCCGATTGTAGCTACTGCAAAAGCGTAATATATAGGATATTTCCTTAATATTACTAACAAAATTATGTAGATTAGAGTCTGTGCAAAGATAAAATATTCATTATCCAACGCCACTTTAAATATAAAATTAGTCGATCCAACTATTAAACCGATAAATAAAATTTGTTCAATATTTTTTCGTATTGGAATTTTGAAAATAGCATAGTTCATTGCTATGAAAGATGATACAAAGATAGTTATAGATATAAATTCTAAGAGCATTACGAAGTTCACAGCCCTCACGACTCCTCAATTGATTTCAAATTCATTTTCTTCTTTAATGATTTCGATTCAATTATTATCTGCCTTAGAACTGTGGAGAGTGGCTGTCCCGTTTCGTCTATTACTTCCCACAATTCTGCCGGGAGAGTTAATGATACCCTTCGTGTTGCGCCAAGTACCTTCCGTCCAGCACCTTCGCGTTTACCTCCTCTAGGCATTATCCTTTCCCTCCTAAAAATGGTTGTTAATTTCATTTGATTAATGTTACATTTATCATAACGAAGAAAATATTTACAGTCAATATACTTGATGGGTCTTTATCAAAAATTAAGGTGGTGTAATTTTGTTATTCCATACGCTTATGCTCACACTTGTTTTAATACTTATTCCATTAACCAGTCATGTGCAGCTTGGTAAACTTAAGCGGAATCCATCCACACTTAATAAGCAGCGGTATTACTTCATAATCCTTACTTGCAATTTGCTTATAACTACTTTCATTTTTTTGCTACAAGCACCCTTTACTGTTAAGCATAGCATCAGCTTCAACTTGCTCTTCGACATTCTGTTAGGAGTAACATTTTTGTATTACCTAATTACTTCCATCATTCCGTTTTTTTTGATAAAGTACAATGCAAAATTTAGAAATTTAGTCAGCGATCAAGTAAATGAAAAAAATTATTTGTTGCCTATTACTCCTACTGAGTTGAAGCTATATATTCCTGTCGCAGTATCTATAGGGATTTCGGAGGAAATTATATTCAGAGGGTATATGTATAATCTAGCCATTGAAAAATTAAGCCTGTCTCCGATTATCGCAGTTATCATAGTCACAACAATTTTTGCTCTTGGGCACTTTTCTCAAGGGCTATCAGGAGTCGTATCTTCTCTCGGATTCGGTGCTGTCATGGTGTGGCTTTACTTTATAACGGGGAACCTCATGCTTCCGATCATATTTCACATTTTGTATGATCTCAAAATAATTTTTGTTAAGATGGCATCTTCTACCATAACAAAATGTTCATAAAGTTATGGATTATATTAACTCTTTTTGATAAAATTTTTTTGTTACATTTTATAAAATCATGATAGGGGCGAAATTCTTGATTCAAGAAGAAGTCATTCAATATTATAAAGATGAGTTGGGAATGGGGAAACTAGTCTATAAACACATGAATAGATTTGTACTATTGTCCTATTTTATTTTTTACATGGCATCAGTTTTCATAGGTTTGTATTTAACATTTTTTTCAAATCAACAAATTTATGCCTATATTTGTTTAGCAATTTGCTTAATAATCCTTGTAATCATAAACCAACATAATAAAAGGATCATAAAAAAAGTTTATGGTATTAGTAAGCAAGAGTTAATATGGGGCGGTAAGGAATTTGAAAGACAAAGATTTAAAAAGCTAGAGTCATACATAAAGCAAAGAATAGGCTCAAATGAGCAGTTGGAAAAATTAATTCACAATCTTAAAAATGAGATTGAATACAAAAGCAATTACAAATTTTTAATCAGTGGATTGGGGTTAGCATTGTTAATTCCGTTGTGGAATAATCTTATATCAAGTTCTTTTAAAGACCAACTAATGCCTGTTGTCTTTTCTAGATCTATTTTGTTTTTAATTTCAGCAGCAGGGCTTATCTTGATCGTTTCGAGCATTAAATTTATATTTAGAGATATTTTTTACCGAGATATTACTAAAATTAAAGAGCTCATAAGATACCTAGATGCCATATTATTGGATAGAATTCACAGTGGAGAAATCCAAATAACCAAAAAGTCAAAGAAATAAATCCCGTATCCACGAATGTACCAGGCGCTCTCTGAATATATACTCGCGTGTATAGTTCTCTTCAGTCGGTCCCTCTTCGGTCCGGCTTTTTCTCTGTGTATCCAAGTGCTTCGATGTCAAACAAATCTTAAGCGTGGTATAATTTAAGTCAGATAATCAGCAGCAGGGAGGTACATCTTTGGCGCTCCGTATTGAGAGGAGCCGCTTACCTATACTTCTGGCGCAAGCCGGAATGACACAAGCCCAACTAGCCCGACGACTCAAGCTTTCAGATTCCTTTATTCACAAAGTCATCAAGGGAGAACGGCAACTATCTTTGACCAAATCAAAGGAAGCTGCAATAATCTTTGATTGTAGTATAGATGATTTGTATGAATGGGTAGATGAAGCAGGTAAGCGGTGGTGAGCAAACTATGCTCTCTCTCCAACGGACGTTTTGACCTTATAGGGTTAAATAGTTTACAATTACTGTAAACTAAATGAGTGAGGCTATTAATATGAAAAGAAGAAAAGTGAATGGAGAATTAGGCGAGCTATTATTGGCTCTGTTTTTTTTCATTTATATTTTTGGTGGTTTATACCTAACTCTGATTATCTATCTAGAATTATTAACGGGTAATTAAATGTTACATATTGTATGGTTTTATTTTCCTGTATCTGATAGACTAATTTTGCTATTTAAATCAGATTTAGGGGGCACCACGTTGTTTAAAAAAAGTTTCGGGTTATTACTGGTTGTTGCTATGTTGTTGGTTTTTGGGTCTGCTTGTTCAAGTGAACCGTCTGTGAAATCGGATGATGTAGTGTCCAAATTTAAGGAAGCGGGATTAGAAGCAGAGAACCCAGCGGATATCGTTTCTGAAGATATGGGCCTTGCTCCAATGAAATTTAAGGAAGGTAAGCGTATCTTTTTACCTTCACTGGGAGAGAAGTCAGCAGGACGCATATTTATTTTTGAAAAGCAGAAGGATTTAGAAGAGCTCAAAAAACATTATGATGAACTCGGCAAGACATCTGCCATGTTTTTTTCTCACACGGCCGCTAAGGGTGATGTATTAATAATGATGCCAGGCAAAATGGAAAAATCCAATTTTGAAAAATACAAAAAAGTCATTGATAGTTTGTAAAATTTAGAACTAATAGATGCTGGCTCTTACTGAATAAAAAGAAACCCCCGGCCATTGGCACGGGGGTTTGATGTATTTAGGTTGTCTCTACCTTTGCTATATCTGTGGTTATCTCTAAGGTAGTCTTGGGCGCAATGGTCTTGTTATGCTCCATCCATGCGGCCTCGATCACGCCACGCAGCTTTTTACTGTCCACGTTTATCCCTCGCTGCCGTAGCTCCTGGGCGGCGTAATCCATCGCCTCATCAAGCTTGGCTACACCCTTCGGGATGGCATATTTTTCGGCGTAGGCCATCGCTTCCCGGGCGATCCGGCCAATTACCTCCTGTTGCGCGGCGCTGGTACGCGCCTGTAGCCAGTTGATAGCGAGGGTCTTGCCTGCGGTAATCGCCACGGTTAAAACGCTCACCAAGGCGGTCACTAGTGCAAGCACAAGAGGCGTTAGAATCTCTGTTATCTGTTCTGACATCTGCATCCCTCCTATAATATAGTTGGAAAATTGTTCTAAAAAATGTATGATGTAAAAATATTAAATTGTAAAGGGGATTGATTATATGAAAGAAATCGTATATTTGGATACTTCTTTTTTGCACTCTTTCATGGCTCAAGTGAACCAAGGACTTCCAGTAAATTTTACTAGAGAAATAACGGACCAACAAACATCGACCACCACAGACATGAAACAGGAAGAATCTACTCATGATGTGAGTGGAAAGTTCTCCACAGGGAGTGTTAATATCCCTTTCCTTTTCGTTACTCCTTCTGGAGAGGTAACTTATAAATATACTAATAAACAGAAAATAGATGAGTCTTATAGCTTAAGCCAATTAGATATCGGAAAAGAAATTATCTCAACGCAACTGCATGATAATGCTCTTAATGACTTTGAGTCATATATTGATTCAAGGCCAGATATGCTTTGTTGCACAGACGGTGAATACTCAAAATACAAATTAGGCAAGTATATTAAAATCAAAGCCACATTTAGCATCTTTGATGTATCCTATATCCGTAAAATGGTAAACAAAGATATTATGACAAAACTAATGTCTTTAACCGAGAAGCTAAACGATACTCCGGATGAAAGCCTGACAAATGATCCTGGCATACAAACAGCTTTTGAAGCATTTGATTTTTTTACCAGTTATCTACAAAATGCCTTACCTTCCGAAGTCTGCCTGAAACAAGGAAAATTCTTTTCACCACTGAAGTCCGAATTTTTAAGAAATACATCAGAAGATTTAATTTTTAAATATGGGACAAGTTCAAAAATTGAAATCACGGTGCTTGGAAAATTAACGAGGGAATTTATAGACTTTGATTTAAATATGTTTAAAGAAAACGGGAATTTTAGGGAGCTCTCAACACTTACAAACCAAATGATGGACAGCTTTGTTGATGAAGTCAATTTAATGGAAAAGGGAGACATAATTGTCTCCCCGGTAGCTATTTATTTCGAGTGATATTGCGTTTTTCTGACCGTTCCATCATCTTTTGACGAGCATTACTTATCCGATCTGAGGTTTGCTGATATTTATTATCGAAATCTTGCTTTTTTTCTTCTGTTTCCCGAAAGCCACGGGAAATAAAAGCACCTATAGATTTTCGATTAAACATTTGCATCCCCCCTTTTTGATTTAGTATATCATACACACTAAATTGTATTCATCAGTATATTACCTATATATTAAAACGCTGCCTAAAAATACATTTTGGACAGCGTTTTTATTTGTCTTTTAAAAGAGGCCTATAATTTATCAGCCAAACGTTTGATAAGCAGCGCCGCATAGTCCCCTTTGACCGTCCCCCCCGCGCGGGCATTGGCTGTCCAGTAATCCGGCGAGTCAATTACGCCAGCCTTTTGCAGCTTGCTCAGAGCGTCCTGCAGCGGATCGTTTGCAGGTTCAGCTGCGGGCAGGTCAAACGCTTCCGCCAGACCATCAGCCGTTGCGCGGGCCAATTCGTCCAGGAAATTATCATCTTTGAATAGGGCGGAATCTTTGGCACTGTCCAGGAATCCATATTCAAGCAGCACCGCCGGCATTGTGGTTTCGCGCAGGACGGCAAAGTCTGCTTCTTTCTTTCCACGGTCCCTCAAACCGTACCGTTTGAAAACAGCGGCCACCTTGTCGTGGATTTTAGAACGAACTGCTGCGGTCCGCCCCTTGTCCGCACCCAAATAAACAAACGATTCAAAGCCGGTGCCACCACCTTTGTTAAAGTGGATGGACAGGAAGTAATCAACTCCCTCCTTGTTCGCCTTATTTGCGCGCTCTGAAAGTCCCACGTATTTATCCGCGGTACGCGTGAAACGCACATCTACACGCCCCGAAAGATACTTACCGATCAACTGGGCCATTTTTAGCGTTAGATCCTTCTCTCTTAATCCATTAGCAACCGCGCCCGAATCAGTGCCGCCGTGTCCTGGGTCACATTCGAGTACAATCAGAACCTTTTTCATGGGCTTCCCTCCTTCGAAAATAAAGAGGCTCTCCGACCGCAGCCGGAAAGCCCTATACGTGATATTTATTTACTGAAAAGATAAGTGACAATGATACCAATCGTTACCCCAATCACATACTTGGCAAAGTTCATCCAAGCTGCTTGAGAGCTTGTCCGTTCCTTCGTGCCGGCAACGCGCTCCTTAATGTTCTCCCGGGTCACAAACTGCAGCAGCTCCGCATTGTTGCGCGTAATGTCGCTCAATGTGCTGAAAACCCGCTGCTCGAAACCGTCAAACTTCTTAAGCACCTGATCGACTAGATTATCGGTGCTTTTTAAATTTGCGGCCATTAACTGTACTTGCATATCAGTTTGAATAGAACTTTGTTTAAGAGAATCAAGCTCCGCCCGATATTGAAGGCTTTCCCGGTTCAACCTGTCAATCTGTACCCCGTAGTCCATCGCTTCAGGAGTCATTTGGTCTTCAGCTCCTTCTATATATCATTACCCTTTCTCATGCCCTTCGACATCTGTTTTAGCTGGTGTTGACAAACTTTCTTCTACAGTTTCCGGGTTAATATCCGGACGCTTGGAATATACGTGTGCAAGCGTGCTTTCCTTGTCATCACTTGCCAGGTTGTAACTGTTTACGATGGCTATGATTCCGCCCTCACCGTTGGTGTACCGAGTTATGCAAGCGTTCGCGATAATACGGATTTTAAAATCTGCTAATGCCATGATGTAGCCCTCCTTATGATGTAAAAAAGAGACCTCTGTGAGATCCCTTTCGTTAAACTGCAAATAGTTCGGCAAGCGCAAGCTCGATGTCCGATAGTCGCGATGAAAGTTCTTTATTTTCTGCTTCCAATTCTTCATTACTTTTAGGACCGGGCAGAAGAACTGAATGGCGAACAGATCGGCTATGTTCTATATATTGATCCGTTTCCTTGTCGAATTTAAATAATATGTCCTCTACATTTTCTGAGTCTAGCCTTATGGTCTCAATACGATCGGCTACGCCACTTTCCACAACTGATCCGTTCTCATACTCAACTCTACGATACTCCAGCCCATCTCTTTCATAATAGGTGACGTTCATATGGCCTCCCTCTATACATCTACTTCGAGCAATGGATCTACGGTTACCCTGGCGCCCGTGGCATTTATTACGTTATATTTAATAGCGATACGGAAACTAAATCCGACAGGTAACTCAAGATTTTCAGATCGAAAATAGTTAAAGGCATCTCCAACAGTATTCAAAAAAGCGACAGTGTTATTTGCTACTACAAATGTATCTACCATTAGCTGTTCATCAATGTAAAAATTAATACGGGTGGATTTCTCCGTTGATCCACCCGTTATCTGTAATTTCAGATCCCGAATCCGGCAATTACCCTGATAATTAAAAACATCCACAAAATTCGGATTAGACGCTAAATAAACAGACCCAGAGGGAATTGGTAAAAGCAATTTTTTATTAGCACCCACTCGTTTCCATCCTCCCCCATCCCAAAATTCAAATTTTCCGTTACTCACACGAGTCATAGGAGTATTTTCATCCGTCTGGATTCTTGTCCATTGGCTCCATCCGTTGTTATATCTACGTACAAATATGTCATTGCCCAAATTCCATACATTTGCCATCTGGACAACCCTTCCCATAGCACCCTCGCCAAAAACTAGGACCGTACACCAGTCTCCATTTGGCGTGTTTGCTGATCCGTTGGTAAACATATAGGAGCCCGGGGTTGTACAGGTGTTTGCATCATTGCCCGGCCAATAGCCATAGTTATTCCGAACGTATTTAGAGGCAAGCTGCCCCCCCAAATAGTCAGCAAACACCTTGCCGGCAGCCACCAGAGGCTTCCAATCCGGTGTAAATTCCGCGCCTGCTGTCGTCGCGATCCGGCCAGTGTTAAAAAATTCGATGTTGCCGTAATTGATCCGTATTCCAGCCGCACCAAGGGTAGCGTGCGTATTAGAATACCGGTGCTTGCCGCCCTGGTCTACATAGCAGTTATTGCCCCACACGGTCTGACCGCCGCTGCTTGCGCTCAGGTCGCCCCACATATTGACGGAGAGCTGCTTTCCATTGTTACCCGTCGTGTCCATGACAATTGGACCTCTTACTGTTCCGCCTGTTGCTTTCTCCAAAAAAGCAGAAGGATCTTTCCCCTGCAGCAGATCAGCATCAAGTTTGCTTCCAGCCCCGTCTACCTTCGTGAGCTCCGCTAAAATCTGTTGGCCTGTCATGGTCAAATCAAGACCGGCGATTTGCTGATCGGTGTATTGCTTGATCCGCAGTTCCGCGTCGGATAAATCGTCCTGTGTTGCATAAACCAGAGAATTATTAATAATAGCCGAAACATTAGCAGCTTGGCCCACGAACACTGAAACATCGAAGTTTTTCGCTATTACGTCGCTTCCGTTTGCAGGCGGTATATAATCCGCAGTCTCTCCAGCGTTAGCATACCAGTACAGAATCTCTCCTTCATCAGGATCTAAGGCGTATAAGCCAAGCTCTCTAAAATAAAAGCCATTTGCAACATCTTGATTTGACAAAACAAATCCAATTATTGCTTGTTTAGGAGGATTCATCTTCAATCTACTAACTTCAATGGTCATTTTTGCGCTGATTACTTTTGCTAATGCGGCAATAGATTGCCCGGCTAGTTGTCCGTCACCTAGCACAAATCTTGTATACTTTAGCGGCTTTCCCGCTTGCGCCTTCGCTTGTAAGGAAATACCTTTATTAGTCAATCCGTTGCCCCCGAATGTGGACACAAAACCACCTACTTGATTGATATTTTTTCGCTAACAAGAATCACTGCTCCATAATAGAGCGATAGGTTTTCAGTCTGAGAGATAATCACCCGTTCAAGCTTGGCACTGAGTCGCTTAACGGATTCAACCGCTCTGTAAAACTCCTGTGCCCGCGCCTGGGTCACTTCGGGGTTGTTCGTTATCACTTGAAAGCGGAACGGCTGCCCGCCGTACTCGAACCATTCCTCGACGCGACCCTCGCCGAATAATGCCGTGATCAGCTCTTCCACCGCCGATGGAGTGCCCTTTCGCTTGTGCCAGGATATTGCGTTCTTGACCAGTTCACGCTTTTGTTCAATCGGTAGATTCGGGTCGTAGAAATCAATATGAAACTGCCAAGCAAGTTCGTCCGCTTCTTCATTGCTTAAGATATCCAGCCGGTCCAGAATGGATAATTCACGTATCCGCGCACTTATCACCTGCAGCTCACTGTCAAGCGCCAGAGCAGCCGCATGTACTGACTCGTCACGCCTTAGATTTGGCGGTAAGAGATCAAGGAGGCTGACGTGCTGTATATCAATCATCTGACAGCCCCCCATATGTGACAGAAACCTGAGCATCCTGGGCGACTTTCAATGTCGTCAACTCCGTATATGTTGGGCTAACCACATTGACCCTGAGTGCTCCAGCAGCCATAACGCGCGAGATTAATACTGACGGGTTGATATCCCGGCCAAGCTTCGATTTTTGCCATACCCGGTAATCATCCACCGCATTCATGACGGCCGTCTGAATATGGCTAGAGTCAGCCGCACGGCTCTGAGATACCCAGTAAGTTAGCTCAATGTTATAGCTCACGGTCTCTGGCTCTACAACTGTCACATGGTCTGTTAATGGTCTAACCCGTCGATCATTAACGGCCTCCTTGACTGCATCCAGGACTTCCTGTGTTGGCAACTCGCCGCCTGCCAGGAGGGGAATCACTGTAACACGCCCTTCTAACGGCGAATCAACGCCGACGTCAATAATCGCGGAGCTTGCGGACTTGGCCCAAAACTCGTATGCACCCTCCGGACCTGCGGTTGAGAAGGATTCCGGCGCGGCGCGAATGCGCTCACGAAACGAATCATCGGACTCCGCCTCTGCTCCGCCTGCGCTCTCCGTCAAGTTGGTCACGGCCTGCACAAAGGGCAGCGGATCAATCAGGACATTGAGCTGCCCGGGCAAAAACCCATTGCCAGCAATACCAGGCAGAGAGCAGAGAGCGGTTACTGTCGTGCTCACTTGCGCGGACTTGATCTCTGCGACCTCCTGAGTTGTAAAAAATAATGATCCGCCCCCGCCTTGAGGCCCTATCCGGGTCCCGGCTGGAATGATGGTTGCCGATGTCAGCGGTGTAGACAGTGTTATTTTAATCGTTGTACGGGCTGCCGCTGCGGGCAGGTCAGTCACTCCTACCATAGCCCCCATGTGCTGCAAAACAGGCCGGGAAGCATAACGTAGATAATTTTGCTTGGCCGTCTGGTTTATCAGCACCCGCTGCTGCACAATGATATTCCCCAGCGTATTTAAAAAGAGGCGCCTGGGATCGCCCGGCATAAGCTGGCTCTCAGTAAGCGCCTCGTACATGGCTATTATGTTGTTGACCGTTGCGGTGGGGTCGTCATCTACAAACTTTAAATCTGGTAAATCGTAGAGGCTCATGTGCTGCCCTCCTTTATGGTGTAACGTATTACCGGCACCAGGCGGCCGGCTGAAGCATCTTCAAAAAATGTAACCTCTTCTATCTGTGTCCGGGGCTCCTGCACTGTAAGGGAGCTAATGATAAGCCCTGTCAGCCTTGCCTTTGCAATGGGGATAGGCTCGTCCAGGACCTCCGTCGGAATTCCAATGTCCCGCGCAAACGGTGCTGACCCCGCAGGCGTGGAAAGAATGGTCCGAATATTTTGTTCGACCTCTTCGGCCAGGGTCGGCGCGAAGTTTATAGGGGGCTCCTGCCACATATCAACCGTGAAAATCATACGTATTCCTCCAGTGATATATTTACCGAGGCTTTTAATACGTTTCCTTGATTGTCTATAATTTCCCACGGCTGCTCGATTGAGGTTATTATCCATAGACCCACGCCTACCCCTTTGCCGCCTATGGTCAGGGCCATCGCCTTTCCGTCTCGCTCCAGCCCCACAAGCCTATCCATTTCCTTGCGGGGATTGATACCATACCGCACATCAAAGCGCATGGTGAACGAGATCGTATCCAGCCCCGGCCCGATGCGTTGAGACTTAGGTTTTTTACTAAGGATGTCATGCTTGGCCCACCGTCCTGCGATGCTGCGTTTAAAATCATCAAATGTTCGAATGGTCTCTGCATTCGCCACGAAGACCATTTCACCTAACGATCCGATCATAAGACGGTTCCTCCCCTGGTAATGCTGCCGGTTACTTCTAAGTCGCCCTCGATCCGGACGCGCCCGTTCGCTTTAACTTGCAGCACGCTGGAAGACCGATCATAGTAGACGTAACTACCGTCCTCAAACCAGGTTCCGCGCTGATCTGAATTCCCTGGGGGCATCTTGTCTTTGGTATAAAAGGTTCCCAAACAATACCCCGTTGAACGGCCATTCCCTGGAAACACACATAGCACCCGCTCACCAGGAGCAGGAAGGGCAGCACCGGATGACCAACCTCCATGTAAAGATAGGACAGGCAACTCATCCGATACGAGATCATCCTGATCGGTAAATATCACCCGAACAGATCCGGAGGTTTCATTGACAGAAGAAACGATTCCAGATTTAATCAAATTTTTTATTACGTTCACGCTACCACCCCAGTACTTTCCGAATCTCGATATCAGTTGTAAATCCACTGCTACCGACTTTATGGCCGGCACTCTCAACCAAGTATTTTCCGTCAAAACGATAGAATCCCGTGATAGTAATAGTTGTGCCCGCAGCAAGACGAATGTCTCCTGCTAAAGATAAACTTGCCCGGCCCACTTCCTTGTTTTTGTCTCGGAGGCTCTTTTCGGCCAATCGCAACGCTTCCGCTTGGCCCTTAACCTCTTCGTTAATTTTAAGAACGGGTCCAGAAGCAGGGGCGCCCGGCGGAACAAATGTTGTTTTGATAGGCTTGTCGCTTTTGCCGCTTGTGTATGAGACCTCACAAGCTCTATATGCAGCATTGGTTATGCTCCAAGAAAATTTATAGCTAATCAAATCTGAAATGCCTGGCTTGATTGTCAATACTGATGCCTTCCGCTCATATTCTCTCTCGTCAAAAAGCACGAGCTGCCCAGCGGAAACCTTAATCGCAATGCCTTCTTTTGTGGCTGTATCATTTAAAAATGCGAGGTCCGCCTGCTCAGTTTGGTCAAGACGTTCATAGGTCGGATTGAAAGGTGCCGAATACAGCAGCTTCAGATTCGCTTTTTTGGCTATATCCGCTGCTATTGTCTTGAGAGTCACCTTTTCCCACGCCTTGCTCCGTTTCTCTTGGCGGATGTTTGACCCCACCGGGAGAGATACGGCTTTAATACTAACGGTATCCGGGGGTCCGGAGAATTCAAATGAGTCAACTTCGAATGTACCGCACGGAAGCCGCAGTAACTCACCATCTTTGTTCCAATTTTTTACGAGTATTTCTGCCTTTATCTGGTCCCCCTCAGCAGGTGACCAGGCCCCCTGCCACTTCCTGTCACGGTCCTCCAGGTTTATCTGAAGGTCATCGAGCGAGCCCGGCGCGGCATCGGTGTACGAAAAATCAAGAAGTGATTCCGCTAAAGCTTTTGACACGTTTTTGCCGTTATACTCAATCACCAGTTCAGCTCGGCGTGCATTCAATGCCCCACCTGCTTCCAGGGTGGCAGCGTGTCGGCTGCTTCAGCCGGTCTGTCCGGAACTGTCAGCTGCTCTCCGGCTGAGAAGATCACTGTACCGGTTTGTGCAGGATTGGTACCCATAAGTAGCGTCATAAAACGCTCACTCCCGTAAATTTTAAAGGAGATACCATCCCAGGTATCTCCTTGTATCGTGCTATATATCATGCAAAACTCACCCGCTGTATTTGACGTTTATACTCTTTAAATTCCCGAGAGAAGTCGCTGCGGTTCCTCTCATCCATCTGCTGCAGTGCAGTCTGGTCAGCGTTTCCTTGGATGATAAAGGTGGGTCTGTATATAAAGTCCCCACCTCCAGAAGCCTGTACTGTAGGGGTTGCAGGCGTTTGTCCAAGCATACGCCCGGCAGTCTCATATAGTCCTTGGCTGCGTTTAGAGTTATTGATCGGGATAATGACCTCTTTGTCCCCGCCTTCACCAACCCACGCAATTTCCGGACTACTGACAATGCCGCCGTCCGCATATCCTCCGATGTTCGGAATCTCGGGAATATTAACCCCAAACTTTTCTCCGCCCATGCCCGGTACCCAATCTGGAATTTCAACGCTAATTCCGTTTATCTTTCGGATTGCCTCATTAATGAGGTTGATAACGGCATTAATCGGCGCGGCCAGAATTGAGCCTAATGAGGAAAAAATTCCGCTGAAGATGTCCCGGACTCCTTGCCACGCTTTACTCCAATTCCCACTAAATACGCCGGTTACAAAGTCGATTACGCCGCCTATGGTTGTCAGCAGACCACTAATAACGCCGCCTATGGCACTGACAGCGGCCATGACAACGGCCTTGATCGCTGGAAATGCTACCTGGAAGGCAATAAAGAGAGCGTCCAAAATAGGCTTCACAAAGTTGAATATAGCCGTGAATGCCTGTCCGATGGATGTCGCTATACCTGAAATCTTAGTTAATAAACTCGAAATGATACTCATGAGTTTTGGGAAAACTTGAGTTGATAGAAAATTAAATATTTGAGAGATTACCGGCCAAATCTTGCCCGTAAGGTAAGTGACAACCGGTATAAGCGCCTGTACTATTTTTGAGGCAGCATTAAAAAAAGTGACTCCGATTTTAGCAACCACCGGAACCACCTGTTTAATGACGCTGCCGATTGAGCCAAAAATGCTTTGCACATGCGGCAGTATGGTCTTCCATCCCTCGATTAGCTGATCCTTAAAACCGGTCATTTGCTCAAAAACGTTGCGCACTTTTATGGCAATCGCTTCAGCATCACCGTCGCTCATCCCCAGAGCCTTAGCATAGTTGACTGTGACGCCCTCCATCTCGCCGTCAAAACCATTTTCGAATAGCCATGCAATATCCCCGCCTATTTGACTGATTACAGGACCAACGGTGCTTCCAATCTTAGCAAACCCGTTTTGAATGGCTGGAATGGCTTTCGAAGCGAAGCCGCTGAACTTTTGCATGGCCGGAATTGCAAAATCGCCAATTGGAAGGACAAAACCGGTCAGCAACTGCCGACCTATCTGCTTGAATCCCTCGCCCACAGAGTTAAACTTGATCTTAGACATTTCGCCCATTGTGTCCTTGCTCATGTCAAATTGACTTCGAGCAGTGCCCATTGCTGCAACAACGTCTTTTTCCAAGTCTTCAAATTGCGTACCAAAGAGGCCCACACCAACTGCATTTTTTTTCACAGGATCTTTGATGCTCGAAATGGCGGCGACGACTTTTTTGAATGAAGCCTGAGCCTCTGGTCCGCCTTTCGCGAAGATTTGGGACATCTTAGCCCCATCCATACCTAGCGCTTTAAAAGCTTCCCCTGAAGACTTGCTGCCGTCCTTCGATCGGATGTTAAATTCTTTTACAGCGTCCGTATTGTTCATACAGGCGCGCTAAGCCTGCACCGCTTTTAAGCTGCTGCATGTTTCCGTGCAGACCAGACTATATCTTCATCCGAGCATAAAAAAAAGAGAGCTTCGGATGCTCCCCGTTTCGAGCGCCTATCGCTTGCGCCCTACGCCTTGCGGCTAGTCGTTGAAGGTTCTGATTGCTGAGTAAGTTCGTCCCATAGAGCAGTCAAAATCACATCATCTGTCTCGCCCTTTCTAAAAACCTTATATCCCGCAGTTTGCTTATACTTACCTACGAGACATTTATACATACTAGAGTATGTTATCTGTTTCCCTGTGATTTTTTCCAAGCCATGCTTAAGTTCGTACCAGGAATCGAATTTTAATACCCTACCATTGCATATTTCTTTGGCGAAACAAAGGACAGACTTAGCATTTGGATGTGAGTTGCCTTGTCTATGATCTTGAAGTTCAATAGGCTCAGTAATTCTCATCTGATATTTACGCTTTATATCACAATAAATTAACGGATCGGTTACGTCTTCCCGATAAAAAATGAAGCCTTTATAGCTTCTATACCCCACATCGCCGCGCATTATTCCGAGAATTGAACTACGATTGAGTTTTATCCCTCTGTCTTGGAATGACATTCGCATTTCAAAGAAACTAGCAAAATGCTCAATCGCTCCAGTTTTGCATTCAAGAGAAAAGCATTCCTTGAGATTTGATGCAGGGTTCCTAGTACCCGCAAATCTGCCTTTGTTAGAAATGCTTATTTTCTCTTTACTTTCTATGGAGTGCGTTTTGCCATACAATGGGTGTTTTTCCCCTTGGATAAGATAGCCTTTTCTATACTTAGGGTTTCGATCCCCCACCCATGCTTTTTGTTCTTTCTTTACTCTGCTCATTTTCATCCGAAGACTTTTAGGGACGTTCATACCATTTGTCCCTTCACCGCCCAAGGTTGCATTATATCCATGACCGTCCTTAGCATGAGCAAATGAATTGTAAAAATGAATATAGTGAATCTCTTTTTTAACTGCTTCTCCGTGAGATTCGGCTACATCAATTTTCTCAATCGAAAAACTTTCTTTCCCATATTTGCGAATGGCTTTGCATAGGTACCTGGAACTTCCTCTTTCAGACTCATTCAAATGTTTCAATAGTCGCTTTTTATATCCAATGGATGTATATCCTACGTATCGTTTCCCGTTAATTTTATTAGTGATGACATAAATATCGAACATGGAATTATGCCCCTCTCAGCATTCAGCTTCCCTGCTGATTATCTTGTTTATCATAGTGTACCAAATAAATTCTTTGACGGCATCACCTATGATCAACTTAAGACGTCCCAGCAATAAGAGGAGTTTATAGTGAGCCGAATAACCCACTTTATCTAAATTAAATGCCCCTGTTTCCAAACCTGCACTAAATGTATCGAACATCTGATTAGCAGAAAAGCCGAGTGATTGAAAATGAGGTGAATACTCATTCGCCGAATCAAGAAGCTCACCAGACTTGTCTAATCCTTTTTGGGCTCCTTGAGCCAGCAGATTAAACGCTTGATCATTTGTCACTCCGAAATTTTTAACCATTGTATCAGCAGTTTTTACAGATGCAGCTATATCCTCTCCAAACACGTCCCGATACATAACTGCATTTTTAGTGCTACTCTCCAGCGCCGCACCCTGCTCACCGGTGACCTGCTTAGCCTTACTCATGGATTCGGCCAGATCGTTCCAATCTTCCCCAAGCCCCTGGTTATATAGGTTTTTGCTTGCTGCTTTAAGCTCAGCCATCTCTGCGGCGCTCGCACCGGTGGACATCTGGACTTTGGTCATCGCACTGTCAAATCCACCGATAGCGCCCGTCATGCCGGATATAGCCCCGGATGCTCCCTGCACCAAAACAAACGCGCCAGCAGCAGCACCAACCGTTTTGAGCGTGCCGTTTAAGCCCTGCATCTCCTTATCAAGTTTGGAAACTTGAGATTGGGTCGATTTAGCTTCCTTCTGCATCTTGTCAAATCCGCCGTCTGGGGGCTTTTCTTTTCTGAGATCCTTCATATTTTTTTGAAGCACCTCGACGGCTTTTGAAGCATTGCCAAATGTCTTCGAAAATGTGGCCTGTAGCTGCGCCCCAAGCTTAAACGCTATTTCATATTCCTTCGCCAATCACTTCACCCCTCGCGCTTCCTGAATCGGTTCGGCCCAGTCCAAAAGCTCCGCAATCGGGAGGTTGAGCCAATACGGAATAGGCGTTTTGGTCGCAATCGAAAAAGAGGCGACCAACTTACGTAAGGTCCCCCCCCCATCGTTTACGATCCCTAAGCGAGCAAAAAAGTTGAAGCCCTCAACGTGACCTTAGAAAAGTCTTTCGCTGGGAGTGCTTGAATCAACTCAACCGGAACAGCAGCTGCGCGTGCTGTTACAACCGCTTGATATGCCTGCGATATTTGCTTCATCGGCACATATTCAGAAGCGCCCGTAATTAATTGCATTTGTCGTTCACATGAAAGCAGATCATTACCAGTAAGCTTTTCAAAATCGAGGGTTAGTTCTGTATACTCATTTCCCTCGAAAGTAAAAGGCCGACTAAGCTTGTAAATCCGCTCATCGGCCTCTTCAACATTATTTTGTTCATTTTTCATTTTCACTCATTCTCCTTTTTAAAGCCCGAGTTGTTCCCGGACCTGTTTTAATCTGTCCACGCCATTTACGATGAATATATAGTTGAATTTGTCCAACTCCAGCATTACCTTTTCCCCAACGGATATTTTCATATAAACGACTTCAAACTCCGTGGAGCCATCCATCGGCGCGCCGACTTCCAGACTGCCAAGCTCTGCCGTCTTCGGGATGGCGCGCACAGTAATCTTCGCACCTTCCGTCGCATATACGCCCGTAGCAGTGTTATACGATTGCTGTGAGGCCCGGAAGTCAAGCGCATGGGCTTCCGGCGCAAGCAGTTCCAGCGCCGCCGGGTCCATCGTGCTCCAAGTAAGGGAGCACGTCATAGAGCCAAACTGCCCGATGGTGGGACTTTCGACCTCACCGGCGATTCCAGCTCCCTTGATTGTCTCCGACATGTATTCCAAGCTTGGAAGTTCGACGGTTGCGACGCCCAAGTATTGGCTGCCGTTACGATAGACCGTATAACCTACGATCTTATCTCTTATTTTTTTAGACAACGTCTATCCCTCCTTATGCGGCTATCGCGCCCAGGTACTGAGCGTCATATTCGACTGCAAATTCGATTTCTTGTGCCGGGCTCGGCGGCGTGACGTAAATGTGAAATTTAAGCTTACCGTCCATCATGCTTTCCACCGGATTTTCCGCAGCCAAGAACTCAACACGCCCACCGAGAATGTACCCGCTCGCCTGCAAGCCGTTGAACCAAATGTTCAACGAGTCCGTCACTGTTTCGATCATCCGCTTGTTTGCAGGATCGTCCACGTACTTCCAATACGTGAGAATGACCGTGTTTTGAATCCAATCAAACATCCTGCGCACCGCAATAAAAGCATTCTGCGGGTCAATGACCTCCGGGAAGGCAGCTGTTCGGTTGCCCCAGGTTTTCCATCCGCCAACAAAATTTAGTGCGGTACTGATGCCCTGGCTGTTGAGATATGCCGCTTCATCCGGGCCGAGCGCGACTGTAGTTCCGTCGGCCTTAACAGCGCCATCCACCTGAATCGTTTTGTTGGATGGTGACCGATACGGAACACCCTCTTTTTCTGCATCCGTCTGGCAGATAGCTCCCGCCAGATGCGTTGAATAGTGATACACGCGGCCACCTTTTGTGACCTTGGGAAAGGCATTGATTTGCCGCTCGGACGTGTATAGGTTATCTCGTTTCCATGCGGCCAGCTCCGTATATTGCAGAGATGCCGGTAGATCCGTGAGCGCTGTTGCCTTGAAATGACCGTTGATTCCCTCGGCCTTAGCTTTAAGCACAGTGCCGACTGTAGGGTCATGAGAAAATCCCGGAGCCAGTAGTAACCCAGGAACTGCCTGAAAACGTGGGAACACCTGCTTGATAAGCTCCAGACCCGTAACTGCGCCCGTAGCCGGATCGGTGCCGCCAATGATATCCATCGTCGTCACAGCAGCGCCGTTTAGCATGTCGTATCCTACCAGTAGCGTCGGCGTTGCATTGGTAATCCCGCCCCCAGGTTTGACGGCTAGTATAAGCTTGCCGATCTTGTCATAGGTCAGCGTATAATCTTTATCGCGCTTGTATGTTGTCGCACCGTCCTGAGACTGCACAATCACGCTGTTTTTGATGATCCCGCTAGCCGGTAGGGTAGCCAAGCCGGTATTCAATGTGATCGCGCTTGGAGTGACAGAAGTTTTGTGTGTCTCCGGGTCCAAAACGTTGATAAAAACGGCCGGGCCCTGCTTGTAAAGCTTATAGTGCGAATACATCGCCTCGCAGAGAGTAAAGGCCCCCCAATCATCCGAGTAGCCGAGAGCATCGCAAGCTTCCTCCCAACTCTTGCAGAGAATCGGGACGTTTACGGGCGCGGCCGCCAGCTTGCTCAGATGCACCGGCGCGGTGCCAAAAACTACCGGGATGGTAGCAATTGGTGAGATTGCCGAGATAACCGACGCCGGGACCTCCCGGGTATGAATTCCGTGGCGTTCTGCCATTTTTGTCTACACTCCTTTCGCGAATCTGTTTTCTACGGCCGTGTAGGCCGCGTTAAGGTATGATCCCTGTCGTTTGGCCTCAATAGCCATGAGACTGAAATCTTTAATAGGAACAAATAAAGCGTCCAGATCCGGGACGCTTGTCAGGTAATCTTTGATATGTGTGGGCTTCCCGCCACGATAGGACGCGTATTTTGTGAGTCCGATCGGCAAGTCTGGACCGATATAAATCCATAATTCTTCTATTTTTGATTGTTCGGCTGCCATTTTCGCAGGTATTACCGTTTCGTCCGAAGGAATCTCCATTCTCTCGCTTTCCTGCAGGTTTCTGTCCTTTTTACTCATATCGCACCTCCCTGAGAACCGTTGGGACGGTCCACGTTGTTATAATCTCCCCGAACCACTCGGGGTAAGGTTGTTCTTCGAACAGCGTCCATTTCAGCGGTCGCTGCAGTTCAAATTTATCCCCGACGATCTCCGTCCGGAGCAACGCTTGCCGGATCGTTTCTTTCAGATGCAAAATATCCATATAGGCGTTTCCGTCTTGTGACTTAACGCCGAGAAGAAACTTCACTTGAACGCTCCCGCTCTCCATCCGGTCCTCGCCGTCCATTACCCGGATGATGACATATGGAAATTCGCTATCGGGAATGCGTGGGGGCTTACTCGGAGATATTTCCCCCTTCGGCGCCTCCTTGATCGGCAGCCAGCCAAGATGAATATTTACTTTTTTGGCAGGCTCCCCGAACTGTAAATGATCCGTTGCCCTCTCAACAAACTTCTTCAGCTCGTGAAGTAAAAGCGCACTCAAGTAATCACCTTCCTAACACACGGTTGAGCTCGTGATTCATTCTTTCCGAGATTCGGCGGATAGCTTCGTCCTCCAGATGTTCCCGAACCCCATCGCTGCCGAGCATGACTGGCACGGCCGGGCCGTATAGTTCTTTGATCGGCAGTCTCTGCTTTCCGACCCTCGTTACAACGCCAACATGGCCACCTAGTTGGGCTACAAAAGCACCAGAAACGGGCTTCTTTTTGCCTTTCTTAACCGCAGCCTTTAGCACCTTTGGCTGCTCGGACTGTGGGCTATTTGGTGTCGTTTTAAAACGGATCAATGGGATATTCGACCCCTTCGAAGACAAACGAAGGCCCATATCACCCAACCGGGTGACTTTAATGGTCTGCGTGACGTCTTTGGCCTTGATCGTGTACGTTTCCCGGATCTTTCGCCCGGCCTCCGTCTTGACGCCCTGGCCCGCCCGTGTAAGTGCAGCGCGTACAGCCTTTGGCGCCAACCGCTGAATGTCCTCGATGGCTTTTTGAGCAGCCTGCATATCTCCGTCAATCTCAATCATCGACGTTTGTCTCCAGGATGATTTTGATAATGCCAGCCACCGGCACGCCCTGAAGATCCCTCTCGGTTGCTTCAACTGATACGGCTGTAACCACGTATGGCAGTCCGTCAAAATTACCTGTTTGTCCTACTGGCGGAATGTATTTCAGCTCGATCAGGTCAACATGAATCGTTTTTTGATGCAAAGAAACCCCTTCTGCATAAGGAAGAGGTTTGCCATCACGCGCATCATTTTCTACGATCATCCAAAGGGCACGGTCATCCAGGACATGTACCTCGGCAAATTCGTCCTGGTTCATAAACACGCGAATGTCGGCGGCCATTCTGTCCTTAAACCTAGACATTTAAATCATCCGCCTGGATCTTGAACCACTCATTATATTGCTTGACCCTTTCCGCTTCCTTAGATGCAGGCTCGATGCCGATGGACTCCAGAGTTTCCTTCTGACCATCGGGTTTCAACGCGGAAAATTCGTCAGGGGACATGATATCGAGTCCAACGGGATCGTTATCGGCACCAGCATTGTCCTGCGTATTTCCCAGGTCTCCGGTCATGATGGCCGCGGCGGCTGCCTTGGCTCCATCGAGTTCGTCTGACGTTACGACTTCCCCACTCGGGCCATACTGGCAGATGCCCGCTTCGATTAGCTGCTGCACTTCTTCTTTCGAAAGACCCGGAACCGTTTCGCCCGGTCGATAAACTTTATTCCCGTCATCGACTCGACCGTATTTTACTATTACGTTCATATGATGGCCTCCTTAAGAAACTTCCGCGACGAACCAGCCGTCAACGTCTGAAGGGATTGGAATAGGTCGCGAGGTTAAACGGATCATGCGCGCATCTGCATTTTGATCAGCCCACTGTTTCGGCACCCGTGTGCCTTGGTACGTGTGGAACTGGCCGTCTGCTTCGAGCTGAGTTACAGCACCGAAAGCAAACCTGCCCAAACTCGGACGCGCTAAGATTACAACATTATCCGGAATATATGGTTGTTCAACGTTGTCATCGTCAATAAACCAATCATCATACGTGTACAGCTCCAGACCAAGGCCCGGAAGTTTACCGCAGTACGTAAGAGCTTCATCGACTACGCTTGGATTCATAAGCGCCAAGGTTGCATTCTGCTGGTTCAGCATTTTTTGCACTTCCGGATCTGAATAAAAATCTCCCCATGCAGATTGTCCAAAAATAGCCATAGTAGGAGCCGAACCCGAACTTTTGATTACTTCAAGCCGCCATTGCTTCAACTGAGCGAATTTTTTACCAGCGGAATTAGGGCTTTTCCAACTTGCGTCCCCAACAAGTTTAATTTTATTAGTAAAGCCAAAGTCGATTACATCCTCAACATAATCTTGATCCAGCCTATCGATAAACCCTTTTACCAAAATAGGTTTGCCAAGCAGCAGTTCCCTTGCCATCCATTCGATACGGCGTGCAATCATATCGTCCATTTCTGACAAATCCGTCCCTAATAGCTGAGCCTGCCGTTGTGCGGGAGTCTGCTGACTGTAAACATTCTCGCCCATGCCGCGTGTAACAAGATCATCAATTGTTAAAATCCGCTGCGGTGCAATCTTAGGAGCCGTATACTTTTTTGCTTTATGTCCGTCACGAGCTACTGTAATACCGCCGACACGAGGCGCTACAAAAGGAGCCATTGGGCGCTTGCCTTTTTTATAATCAAAAAGCACATCCTCCGTTACGAAGGTTTCAACCCCCGGGAAGAACGTGCTTGTGAAAAACTTTCGAAGTGGCAGCATTTTTCGTACTGCCTGCAGCATTGTTATTGTTTTATATAGATCCAGATTCATCTAGTCATCTACCCCCGATTAATATTCTTGGACATCTTTCATGAAAATTCCAAGCGAACGCAAACGTGTTTCGTGCTTCTCCGCTGTGTCTGCTCCGCCGAACTTTAGAGCCTGGCGATTGAATGATCCGCTCGAATATGCGGTAGTAACGGTATTCTGAGCTGCCCCGCCTGTGCCTGTGTCGATGCTATCGGTGAGGATAGAGTCCGCCAGCTCGCTTCCGTCCGTAGCTGTGCTGTTAACGGGGACCGCCAGGCCGGTCGCAGTAATTACGCCGACCACCGTACCCCACTCTAAAATACCTTGTCCGGCTTTGAGCGTGACGGACTTGACGTCTTTCGGGTGGGTCGTGTCAAAAAACAGGTTTCTGGGCTCTGTCGATCCAAAATCATCATTGAACAAATTAGCCATGCTATCTCGCCTCCGTTCCGCGGCCTGCATTAGCTGCTGCCGCAATCAAATCGATGTTTTGAGCTTCTTGTTCCTTCTGCAAATCATCCTTCGTCTTATTCGATTCAGGGTTAATATGCGCGTTGTTTTGCAGCTCACGCTGACGATTTTCCAAATGCTTAATGCCATTGTTGCCATCTGCTTTCATCGCTTTCAGCGCTAGTTCAGCGGCAGACATTGGCTCGTCATATTTAGCTGAAGCAACCAGTTCATCCGCGATGCTATTCGAGATTTCGTCAATTGACTTCATACGCTCGCGCTCATCTTTCTTCGCTGCTGCCACAACTTGATTGAAGATATCCGGATAAGCAGTTTTGAAGTCATCAATATTTTTAATTTCCAAGGTCGGTACACGCTCCTTTGATTTATTGGATAATAGCGGAATTGTCGGAAAGGAAACTGCCGGCGATTTATTCAGGTCCGGACGGCTTGAAAACTGGGTCATGTCATGAGCAACGGAGTTGACCACCATGAACCGGTTATCATTAGTCAGCGATGCCTCGACCTTCTCCTCAAACAAAATTTCATCGACAAATCCCTCGCCCTTCGCCTCTTCCGCGGTCATCCATTTTTCTTGTGTCATCATGGCGGAAAGTTCTTCTCGATCCCGCCCGGTCTTGTTGATGTAGGCGTTCATGATGCTGTTCTTGGAGGTCTCTAGAATCGCCTTCATCTTGTCCATGTCCTCCGCGTTGTACATGCCGTACAGCATGAGCAGGGGATCATGAATCATGACCTGCGCCGCCGCCGGAGCCTTCACGACATCGCCGGCCATCATAATGATGGTTGCTGCGCTTGCGGCCATGCCTTCGACGATAATGGTTACAACGGCCGCATGACTTTTCAGTCTTGTATAAATGGCTGTTGCTGCGGAAACGTCGCCACCTCGTGAATTCACACGAACGGTGATTTTTGCTACGTCTCCTAGACTGTTCAAATCGCTGCTGAATTGGCGTGGATAAACCCCGTCATCGCCTTCACTCCACCAGGGCTTTTCAGAACGAATATCGCCGTATAAAATCAGTTCGCCCTCTGAAGGGCTTAAGCTGTTGAACTGCCAGAAGTTATTGGTCTTCTTCATCTTCTTTTTTCACCTCCTTCTCAGGGTCTAACGTTTTCGGAATGTTTGCATTGGATGAAAGGCCAGCTTTGCGCATGGCGCGTTCCTCAATCTCCAAGTGCTGAAGGTTCGTCCAATAATCACTCCCGTTAGTTTCAATTGCTTCACGCTCCCGAGTACTTAATCCCAGTGCTATCTTGCGTTCGGAAGCCTCCACTTCTTTAACAGGATCAAGCTGCCCCGGAGCCGGCCCGTTCCATTCTGCTTGTGACCAGGCTTTTCGAATAATAGGGTCGCTAAAGAACCCGGGCGCCTTAATGCGGCCGAGTGCGATCGCTTCCGCGAGCCATTCTTCATAGATGGGCTGACAAAATTCTTTGGCCGTCCATTGACGGCGCATGCGGAACATCTTCCATGCTTCCAGTAGCGCGGCTCTCGACGCGGAGTAGGATGACTGAAAGGATTTCAGGAGCAATTCGACCGGAATTTCTAGCGCCGCGCCAATGTACCGGCAAAGCGCGCTGACGAACGGATCGAAATTCGCGTTTGGCCGTCCCGGGTTGGCGATCTCGATTTCTTCCCCTGGCTCCAAGACATTAATAGCGCCGGCGCCCATTTCATAGGAGGTCGGATCGGTTGACGCGACTTGCTGCTCCAGCGGAATCATACTACCGAGCGGATTTTCATTCGTTGCCCCTTTTGTTTTGACAAAGACGGTGAACAACCCCGCCACAACCGCGGCCTGCAGCTCCGCCTCTGTATAGCGCGTGATCTGCTTCAACGTTTCAATGACTGGCGCCAGCATAGGGACCCCGCGCCGCTGTTCTGCCCGCTCCGTATCCATCAGGTGCAGAATATTGGGCCGCCCTGTTTGCTCACCATACGCTTCAATTCTGACCCATTCACGAAGTTTCCCGGTGTTATACTCCCGGGCGTAGGAGTTCGCGACATGATAGGCGACTAACGCCCCTGTTTCATCGACTTCCACCCCTGAAATGATCCTGTTACCGTTCTTGTATGTCCCTTCGACTGCATCCCCTAGAGTCCCGGAAGAGAACGGTGTACAAATGCGATCTGCCACGAACAAATGCAGCCTTAAGGAATAGGGCATCCAGGGTGTACGCTTCCCCTGTCTGAACGCCGCGAAAGAATCGCCGTTCAGCAGCATGCCTTGGAAAGCAACGCCTTGCTGATCATAAAAATCATTCATCCTGAGTGCGTCCGAATGCTTTGATTCCGCCCACAATCCAAATTCCTTTTCGGTGATCCCGCTCCACTCGTCAGCCTGTTCCGGAGTTAAGCCCAATGTTTCCGCGTCAATGCGAGATTTTAGCCTGAGTCCCAATCCGATTACATTTGTCCGGGTTGTTCTTATTGCAGCCGTACCGATGGGACCGTTCATATACAGATCCCTTGACCGCCCGCGAAGGGTATCCAAGGAAGGATCTATATCATCTTTTGGACTGAGAGCACTTGCTATCCAGCCCCGCATGCTCTTTTTCTGATGGCTGGCGCCGCCCTGCTCATATCCGTTTAATACTTTGGTCACTTCCCGGGCAGCTGTACGCCGCATGCCGGCTTCCGGATTAAAAAACGAAACAACGTGATCAACGATATTAATCTTCTTCACCTCCCCTCAGATGTATTGAGTTAAAAGTCTCGTGGAATAACTCCAATAACTTTATTCCTTCCTTTGCCGCAGTCTTTTGCCTTTTCCGCAGCAATTTCTTTTTCCAGGTATTGAATCATTTCTGAAATCTCAGCTAGATTGGCGCGGGTGATAGTTCTACCAGCAATTGAGTAAGTCTGGGCTCCGTCTAAAACGGCTGCTTCTGCTTCGATATACAATCCCAAACGAGTTTCTAAGCCTTCAAGCCTGGTCACAAATAGATCACTCCTTTCATCAAACTTCGATACCACGACTCGCAACACCGACGCGTTTACGCCGCTGCGCCTCCACGGAAACGATCGTGTCCTCTCTCATACAAAATGGCTCCATGTTGTCGAGATCCGGCTGCAGGATTTCAATCGCGGCACGATTATAAACCGCTAAATCCAGCGGTTCGTTCCGGGCCCGGACCTGCACCCAAACCTGATATGGTACGCCCATCTTCATGCGGGTGTGGAGGGCTTCGGCCGTCAGTCCCTCGAAGTATTCCCGCCGGTCAAAGCCTCGCTGTTTATCTGGAGTATCCATAGGAAAATGACAGTATCCACGGCACTTTTCACCAAATTCATTCACCATTGGAATTTTTAATGCGCTCGTGACTTTGGTTTTGCCTTCGTTGACGCCCAGACGGAACACAGTAGCCTTATAGATATTGTTGGTCGAAGTCCCCGCGTAGAGCGGAAGGTAGGTCCCGTCTCCTGGAGATTCACCCTTAATAGGGAATATCCGGCGCGACATCCGCGCCTTGCAGAACTTGTACACTTCGTTGGTAAAATGGCCCCCGGAGTCCATACACGTCATGGCGATCGGAAACTTTCTGCCGCCGGCATCTACCCACGTTCGAGTTAGAAACTCGTCGAGGTCCTTCCAAATCTGCGGTTGCTTAAGATCGCCGTAAATAACGTGATATTGAATGCGCCAATTCTCGTGGCCTTCTCCCCAACCCTGGACTTCCACCTCGAACCGGTTATCCTGGGTATCCACGGCAGCCGTCAGGATCTTCACGCCGTCAGGAACGTCGGCATGGTACATTTCCCGCCGGTTGTAAAGAACGTCTTCGTCCAGCTGCTCGCCTTTTTCTTCCCATGATTCGCCCAGTGACGTATTGACCCAGGCCTTCAACGTCTCCGGGCCGCCACGCTTCGCTTCCTTAAACTCCTCGATAATCTTTTCCCAGAGTTTCCAAGGGCTCGCCAGTTCGTTCAGATGGAATCCGCGGACCTTTCGGTTTGGCTTCCGTGCAATCCATCTTCCTTCTCCAGATTTCCAGTGAAACTCACCGTTAAGAGCCCCGCAAAATTTGCAGGCCATTGTTGCATCCTCAAAGCGTATTTGTTTCCAAGACAAGGACTGATACTCCCCACAATCAGGGCAAGGAAGGCACCACTGTTCCATGCTGCTGTCATTGTAGGCTTTCTCGATGCGGGAGGCTCCCTTAATAGTGGGTGTACTGACCATGACCCGCTTCCGGTTGCTGAATGTCGTAGAACGTTTGGAAACGAGAGTTACAGGGTCCCCTTCCGTGCCCGCTGAAGTTGGATATCTGTCCACCTCATCGAGCAACACCACGCGTATGGGACGGGATGCTAAAGAGGCCGGCGAGTTGGCGCCGGCCATTGTGATATGCCCGCCAGGATACGTCTTGTGCAACATGGTATTTCCGCTATCTCGACTTTTCCCCGTCCCTATTCGCTGTTTTAAAGCCGGTGTATCTCGTGTCATTGGGTAAAGTCGATCCTTGGAAAAGGCTAAAGCAAGTTCAAGGGTAGGTTGGACGAGCATAATTGGGCACGGATCGTGATGCACAAAGTAACCAATAACATTCAGAATGTTTTCCGTCTTCCCAACTTGCGAAGACCACATGAGAATAATTGTTTCGACCTCGTCATCCGTTAAAGCGTCCATTGGCTCGCGTTGATATGGAGCACGATCTGTCCTCCACTGGCCGGGTTCGTCCGATGCTTCGGAAGAAAGGCGCCGGTGTTGGTCGGCCCATTGTGAAACTGTCAGTTTTGGCGGAGGCGCTACGACGCGGGCAATCTTCCTGAATAGGTCCCTGGTCTTTTTAGCTGTCCTCATCGCCATCAACCCTCTGCCGTTCCTCCAAAAACTTATCCGGATTGTAATCCGCCAGTTCCGCCAACGCCTCATCCGTCACATCAGCAATTCGGGCCTGAATTTGCTTCTGTTCAGTGATCAGAGCCAACTCAGGAGCCAAGCGCTTCGGAATTGCCCTGATCCGCTGCCGGAAGGCGCCCAGCATATCGTTCATAACGGCCTCCACGTCCTCGGCCTGATGCAATTTCCCCTTCATTTCGGCCAGTTCCATAGCCGCCTTTTCCTTCTTGATGCGCTCATGCTCAGTCTTTTCGTCGATAAAACGAGGCCGTTTGTCGTCTTCCCGCCCCCCGGCCACATGCTCGCAATAGGCTTGGACCGCCTCACCAAGCACATATTTTCCGCGGCCGGATTGTTTCAGTACTCCGTCACGGGTCAATTGGCGTATCCATTGCGGCGTTTTTCCGATGATCGCAGCCAATTCCGAGGTGATAATCTCTTTTTCTTGTAGCGCTTCGGCTTTCGCCCTGGGTTTCGCCAATATCCCCGCCTCCGTTTCGTTTGCGGCCATTATTCTGCCACTTTGATTTTTGACCCCTTAATTCGAAGGGAAAAATAAAAAAGCCCTCGTTCGGCTGCCTACCAAGCGAAAGCGAAAGTAATTTTTGAAAATAAAATCTAGCGCTATTTCGGGCTCACGCGCACCCGCACTCAAAAAAAATCGCCAGAGGGACCCGTACACTGTTTTTGTGCCGGATCCTTCTCTCTGCCAATTTGATCTTACGGGGTAACGAGAATTTCTAAGCCGCATTCCTTACAAACATACTTAGGTTCTCCCTCGTTGTAAAGCCTCTGAATGACCATGTCCATTGATGGGGTGTTGCTATCATACCTATCGAATAACTGATCCCACATCTTCTGATACTCCAACTGCCCCTGACACTCTGGACAAACTTTTAACTCTGCATTTCTTACAGTCTTCGTTTTAATGGTAATCACCTCCCAATGTCACATTTCGACATCAGGAAGTATTTACCTCTTATTTAAGTTTCACGAACAAAATCAATTATGATTGGCCCATAGATCCGCTCTAACAAGTGTAAAATCATCTGGGAGGACAGTATGTTCTCCACCTTCCCAGTGAACAATGATATCCCTGCTGAGCCATGTTCCGGTGGCCAGATTCTCGCCAATCATTAGAGCAATACCCTTCTCACCTTGATATTCAATCATCGCTGCAGGCCATTGCATACGTAGGGAATTATCTTCTAGATTCCCATCCAGCCTGCTTTTGAATTCTTTCTCCAGCTCTTCTCTTGTCAGTGTTCATTCCTCCTTGTCCAAATAAAAAAGGCCACTCGTTAGAGTGACCTTTTTGAGTCTTTCCCTTTCTTTTTCGAAATTACATCCATTACAACAACCAAAGCTAATATAAAAACAGATTGTATTAGAGGTTTAACATAACTGGATTCTTCATAGATAAAGTAAGCTACTATAAAGTTAAGCGTAAAAGTAATAAAATACCTCAAAATTTAATCCCCTCATCTCAGAACCAAGGTTCTACTATAGAAGATCTTCTTGCATCTGTTTCAAGATTTCCTCCTGCATAACTTGAACTGTTCGTAACTCTGATTTCTTTTAGGATTTCATAGTCTCCAATGAAAGTACCATTATGATCAAAAAAACCTGGACCGAGTTCCCTGTAGTAGTATTTTATAGAAAAGTACAAGTTTTCAGTATCTGTGTTGATGAAATAATAAGCGGCAAATCCTCCAGCAGCGGCAATGCTAATTTTGTATGGGTTAGGTAATAAACCGCCTTTTGCCCATTCGATTACACCAGCCGCTAAAGCTGTTTTTGTTGCTGCAACGAACTTCTTGGATCTATAAATATCGTAAATTTTCATGTGTGTATAGGGTGTTGGATAATATGTAGCAGCAATTGCATTAAGACTTGTTTTGGATTCAGAGACAAGTAATTTATTGACTTCAGCAATTGATTTAGATGATGTTTCGACTAACTTTAAATTACCATTTACAACTTGAAAGTCAATATCATTTTTCTTTAAAATACTGATAATCCTTTCATTAAGTACAGGCGAGGATTTTTCATTTCCTTCGGCAGCAGCAGAAAAAGGAACAATAAAGACGGCCAACAAACAAATAGAGAGCAACAGAGCAAGTGATCTTTTCATTTAAAACCTCCTGATATGATTTTTTACATATCTTACTATATCAGGAAATTATCAAAAATGGAAATCATTTATACTTTATACCTTTTACTAGCAATTATTGATCTAGTAAAAACTCGATCAATTTAGTTTATAACCCCCATCTCTGCCATCCCTCGCACACACATATCGGATTAAGCTGGAGGAATGCTCTGCTGTACTTTTGCCAAGCTCGACTGCATCCCCTCTGATGTGCGCTCCCTCTCTCACGGTCTTGAAACTGCTGCGGCGTCTTTTTATGCTTACTGCAATACCTCTCCGTTGTTAACTCTCTGCATAAAGGAGTATTACATGGTTTTTTCGATTTTAGAGGCATATTGTTACTCCTTTCCCAAAGTATACCTATACATCCATCATCAGACGAATAGAACATGCTCATTTTCGGATTTTTATTATGAGATTGAGTATTTATATGTCAGCAAACAAAAGTGTCTTAGAAACGATTTTATATGGTTACAGCGAATACACAAAAAGTCATGATCCGAGAGGACATGACTATGTATGTTTTATTTAATTTAATTTCTTTTCTTTGTGTAGTTAATGTACTCATTAATGCCGGTTCAAGTGTAGTTAATGTCAGCAGTAACTGATTCTTTTTTGACTTCTCATTCTAGCTATAGATTATTTTTAAAAAATCACTCTTATCATTTTCATAAAACAATAAATCATGGTATTCTTCTAGTTTTACAACTTTATCAAATGAAATAGCAAAATCACTCCTATTGATGAACAATATAATATAAAAAATTATTATCTTTTCAGAACTTGTAATCTGTGCATTCAAGGAGTAATAATATTGTTGCTTTTTTTCCTCCGCTAATTCCCCATCCTCCTCAATCTGGTCGATAATTCTAAATAGATTTCTGAGATAATGTTCCAAATGTTTAAAAACCCGATTATAAAAGTTCTCTATAAGATCTTTTTTTAACTCAACGCTATAATTCTCAAAATCATCCGTGATCTCTTCTAAAAGAACCAAAAATATTTCCCGACCAGATACAAAATTTCCATCATTTAATTTTTGATATGAAAGCCCCTTCACTAAATCATGATGTAAATTTATTAAATTAAAGAAAGTAGTTTCAAACCTCTGGGTCACAAAAACTTCACGCGTTAATTTAGACTCCTCACGCTGTAATTTTAATTCTTCACGTTGAAGCTGAAACTCCTTCTTCTGAATAAAAATGGTGTATACAATCCCTGCTAAAGCCATTCCAGAAAACAGAGCATTGACCGATCCAAACATGTCACCAAACGTACCAGGACCATCCGGCACGCTACGGTAAGAAACCATAGTAACAATACCAGCAACGAACCACAGTATCACGGGTATTATCATCAATACCCCGAACCTAATCAATTTACCTGTTGGCTCGCTGTCTGATTCATTTACGAACAGCTTATCTCTCAACTTCCCCCACATACATTTCCCTCCAATATCAAACTAGCAAAAGTATATTGGGAAAATGCCCCCATAAAAATAACCTTTAGTAACTACTGCTTTCAACCTTAATATCCTCCTTCTATCATCCTTGCATCAATATTTTTGAAAGAGGTAACTGCTCCGACATATGCTGTAGTAAATTGGTGTTTGGATATTTGTAAGCCATGATTTTCAGTTATGTACCGCCAAGTTTTATCTTGATCTACAACTTTACCTGATTCACGAAAGAATATAAGAATTATTTTTTCCAATTTGTTTATTTGATATTGATATTTTCTCAATTCCTGGACTAAAGGTGCCTGATCTTGATAATGAAGAGATTCCTTTAATTCTTTTGTTGCTTCACTTATTTTCTTAGCTACCAATTCATTTACATTACTCAGACTTAAACCTTTTTCTTTAGATAAGCTTTCGGTTATTTCCTGCTTCACTTGGGAAGTTATTTTATCAATTTCAAGATCCTTCTTTTCATTGAAGACTGTAGGATCAAACTTACTTAACTTATTGTCCATTTGGCTCGTTCTTTCGCGTAGTTCTCCTAAAGCAGCATAAATTTCATCCTTAACCGCATCCGTTTTGGTCGCTTCTCTGACTGATATAAAAATTGCAACAGCACCTAGAGCGAATGAAACAAAAGTTGACACATATGAAATAAAATCCATGAACATTTCTCTATAAGCAAAGCCAAATCCCAACGCATAAACCAAAAAGGCCATTGACCAGAACCAATCTTGTGTTCTCCACCACTTCAACAAACTGCTCACCTGCATCCTTATTAATTCTTTTTCTTATTTATGGAATCATAGTCTGCTATAGATAGTTCTCTTTTAATGAGTTTCTTTAATTCAACGATTATATCTTCAATAGCAGATAAATGTTCATTCACCTTACTTTCAATTTCGCTTCTAGTCTCAGGTTCCCTCTCATCTTCATCTAAACCAAGACACCTCTTTATAATGAGTTTTCTCATACAGTAGAAGTAGTTGTCGGTATGAAAAGAAAAATCAAGATAAGCTGCTATAAATTCTTCAGATAGAAAAACTTCATTATAAGAATAATACGCGTAGGCAGACATAAAGAGATCTCTACAATCCAATAATTCTTTTAATTTACTATGAAATTTAATATCCTGCACTATTTCATCTTTACTTGTTTCCCAATCGGCTATAATCATGTCAATCTTCTCACTTGATGCAAATTCCATAGCAAGTAATACTGACTTTAATTTCTCCTTATTAAACTTCCTAAAGTTTAGCCAACTCCACACATAATGTAATTCATGTATATTGTTATAGCCTAACATAATTTTTTGAAATAATTCAGGATAAATCTCATGCTTCTTATTTCTGTACAAACTAAAATCATGCATCATTCTCTGATACTCAAATTTGCTACTTTCAGTCATGATTGACAAAACCTGTTTGTGACTTTCCAACTCCACATTGAGCTCCTTCTTATGGCTTTCCAATTCCTTATTTAGAACCTGCTTATCTTCTTACAACCTTTTCTTAAAACGATAATCCACAAAAAACTTTGCACCTATTCCCACAATGCCGGTTGAAGCTAATGAAGAAATTACAATCTCCTGCAATGGCATGCTTAATTCACCCCAAGTAATTTATACAGTTAAGTTCTTGGGGCTGATCTAATTTCCTTTATTTTCCGACAAACAAAAGCAGCCCCACACTTACTCGGGCTGCTCTCTTTATTTCCTATGCTATAAATATATCACCTCTAAAGCCAAATGGTTGATAGGTTATTGCAATAAAACAGAAAAGTTTTTTAAACAAAAATTTCTAAAATGAAGTCATAAAGTTGATATTTAACATCAAATCCTTCTATAATGATTTCAATTGGAGGGATTTTATGGAAAGAAAAGCCGCTAACATTTATGAAGACACTAGGGAACTACTCAATCAAGTAAAGGAAGACTTTCAATTTAAAAGTGATGATCACGCAATAAAATTTCTTTGCAACATGTTTATTTCTGACAATAGAACTGGTTTATTAAAGAAATACCTTGAATCTACTAAGAAAGCCGGTGAATGATAATGCCTATTTACGAGTATATAAAAAGTAAGAAAGTTCATTATTACTATGCTTTCGAGGTCAAGGACAGTAACGGCAAAAGAAAAACTATTAAACAAAACGGATTTACTGGTAAAACTGAGGCTCGACTTGCTGAGGCAGATGCGAGAGTGAAGTGGGCCAAGGGGCAGCATATTGATCCAAAGAAAATCACTTATGCCGAGTATGCTTTAGAATGGTACAAACACAAGCATGATGTTTCCGAAAGAACTCGTGAGATTAATGAAGGGCAGTTTACAAATCACATCTTTCCTGTTTTTGGAGATGTACCTCTACAAAAAATACAGCCCACGCACATAGAGTCCATGATTAAAAAATTAAAGGAAAAACATCTTGCCGATGGTACCATTAAGAAAGTATTCAATCTGGTTAACACTTCACTCAAAGCTGCTGTTAAGAAAGAACTTATAATACGTAACCCAATTGATCTCATGGATTCGAAACCAAGAACAAAAAAAGGTAAAACCGATTTTTGGACAAAAGAAGAAGTTATAGAGTTTTTAAGCAAAATGAACCACCGTTTAAGGATACTCTTCGTGTTAGCAATTTATACAGGGATGCGCCGCGGTGAAATTCTTGCTTTACAATGGAAGGATGTCGATCTTGATAAGGGTCAAGTTAGAATTAGCAAAATATTAGATTATAAAACTAAAGTAAAAAATGGTACAAAGACTGATGCAGGATACCGTTCAATTTCAATACCTCCCTATGTTATTGGCGAGTTAAAGAAGCATAAGAAACTACTTACATTAGAAAAGTGGAAATTAAAAGAGAGTTACATTGACAATGATTTGATTGTTTGCAGATCCAACGGGCAGCCTGTTAGCTGGAGCAATTTTCACAAGTTCTGGTTGAGAATATTAGAAAAGACTGAATCAAGACCAATACGTTTTCATGATTTACGACATACTTGTGCTTCGCTTTTATTGAGCACTGGGGCACATCCAAAAGTTGTCCAGGAACTACTGGGGCATTCATCAATAAAAATCACTCTAGATCGTTACTCTCACATGGTACCGAATCTTCAAGCCGAGGCCGTAATGTCTCTTGAGAAGATGCTAAACTAGCCGTGTTTAGTAACCTTTTGTTATTTATGATTTCCTACCGAAATTCCTACCGAATCCCTATTTTAAACAAAACAAAAAGGCTGAATCCTTTGATACATAAGGGATTCAGCCTTTAAACTTCGGATAAGTGGACTTTCCAACCCCGAAGGTTCATATTCGATTTTTGTAAGTTTCCTGACAAGGAACACTCAACTGTAATTGAAATATTAACACTCTAAAATAAAAAAAGCAAGGGCTTTATGCCCCGCTTACTGTGCCTTTTAACCAATTGAAAACTACATCTTACGATGCTTTTATTCTACTTATTTCCCCAATTCTCCTTACCGTAAATGGCGGTTCCTTTAAGAGTTCATATCCAACTCTTCTTCCTAAACCTAAAACTTTGCTAATCTCATCCGCCGTTAATACCATAGGTAGATCCTCTTTATTAATTGGGTATTTAATATCTGTATCTTTCATGGTCATACCTCATCGCAATAAATTTTAATTGCTTCTCTGTATCTATTGATTCGATATAATTTATATATTATTATATTTTATATTTATTTTCACTAGCGTTGCATAAAACTCGAATAGCGCAGCTGAGATCGATTCAAGCCCAAGTTCCTTTTGAAATTTTTCCGATAAAACATAAACTGCTATTTCTCCTTGTCCATGAGCTGATCCTTTTCAGTGGATTTTGGACAGGAAATACCTGCCATTCTATTGTTAAGGATTTTTTAATGCTTGGATTCAGTGGAGACACAATATTATGAAGATTCAGAGAATATTAAGGGCTTATGGAATGAAACGAAAATAACTATCCAGGAAGTTGGTTCCGAATCTGATGGAATTACTGACGTTGACCCATCAACTTGGGAATCCGGTTATAGCTCCGTAAACAGGAATTACATTTATAATGTTCCTGATATAAATCAATGGAGGTATAGCGGCATAAATTCAACTGGATGCTCTACTTTCGCAGCCTCTGATATAATTGCTTAATATGCCAATAATTTCAGCGCCTATCGAAACCTTATGCCTGCAAACCAAAAAAGTGTAGTAATGGCAATACGAACTACAATGAAAACCACCCAAGATGCATCGGGTACTGGTAATACGAATATCTTAAATATGACAAGTGGTTTGAAGGAATATGCAGCACAAAAAGGTATTAACACAATTGCTTATGGAAGAAACTATAACCACGTTATAATGACTGTTTTTGAACTGAGATAACATAAGTGCGAGGCTCTGCCTCGCTCACCTGATTTTTGGAGGTTAAGATATGAAAAAGAAGAAAACCATCTTTTTAATAACCACTGTCCTACTAATGTCTATCTTTATAGCAAGCAATATCAACACTGGCGACGAACTTATAGCCCTTGATCAAATTCAGGAAATACAGATTAACAATCATGACGGTTCGTTTTCGACAAAGAATCAGGATATAATCAAAAAGCTTAACAGTGAAATCTCTGATGCTTTATTTGTACCATTTATCCCCGATACATCAGCCGGTAGCGTAGCGATTCGTTTATTTAATAATGGACAAGAAATTGGTAGGGTTGTTGCTAAAGATAGTATTTACATACGTAAGGGAAAAATAACATATAGAACCGTTTTAACACCAGATTTAAAAGCTTTCTACTCGGCAATGCTGCAATAAAAGAATCTGATAAAACCCTAGAAAAGCAAATTTACATGTTACTTGGGCTGCTTTCTCAATTTTCTAAGCTAGACATAGATCGATTCGATAGCTGAATGCTTGTTAGTTTATCAAATCCTCCTAAAATTAAGATCCACAGGAAGTAGCTAAGAAAATTAGCCCTCTCTTTT